TGACGTATAAAGTTAACGTCTTTGTTCAATAAGTATTCAAACGTACCTGTATCTAAATTGATAGGGCTACCAGTAGCCCCCGTCACCAACGCTAGAGAATACACAGATAAGAAATCATCAGGAAGAGAAACGTATTTGTTGTTGGCTGTGATGGCTGAATATTGGTTCTTGCGAATAGATGGAAACTGTACCGTGTTGTAAATGCGTTGTTCAGCCTGCGTAATCAGACGGTTAATCTGAGTCGTTGAAGACACAACCGTACTGTCCGCCAAAGTGGTAGACGGAAAGTTGTTCTCCGTATAGGTCTGAATTGCCGTTACTAACTCGGAATAGTTCATCCCATCGGTCCTCTTGACATAACGCCTTTAGTAGCACAGCCAGTACCACGCATTCTGATGCCGTCGGTTTTAACCTTCTCATCACCAGCGGATTTGCTAATAGCACCAATGCTGACATCCATCGTGTCTAACTTGCTAGAGTTAGCTTCTTTTCCGGGATTATCAGAAATAGTAAACTTCTTACCAGTCATGTGGTGTGGCTCGGCGTAGACGCTGGCATCGCCAACTTCTTTACCCATCATTTTTTTGCTAAAGGTAGCCATTACTTGCTCCCTTGGTTTGCAACACGAGCCAAGTTACGACCCATAGACTTCATCATGTCGGTTGTTACACCACCTTTAGCCAATTTAGTCATTGGCTTGCCGGGATGCAACTTTTTCTCATGCTTATGCACCGCACCAGCAATCATTTTCTTGTCCTGCTTTAAGTCTTTCTTGTCCATTTTTAGCTCCTAAGTTACGCTAACCGTTACTGTACCAAGTTGTACAACCAAATTCAAATTATTTGGTGTCAACGCCGCATCAAAACTGCTTGCCCCACCAACAGGATTCCAGCCCCATTGAAAGATTCGGCTACCACCGCCGCTATACCCATCTGCTAACAGACCAGAAACTTTATAACTTCTATCTGGGCGTGGATTCCTCAACGCTTGCGGGTCGTCTACAGGAAACATACCCAACTGCAACTGCGGATGGTCTGGGTCCCAACACTCTGGACACACCAACAAGTTGTAGTTCTTTAACTTGATAATCTCAGTCTTCAGAACCTTTAACTTGAACCGCTGACCACAGCGGTCACACTCCGAAATTGCATTCTTGCCAGAAGCAAAACGATTACCCATGACTACCTCCCGATGTAGGTCTGTCTAGGAACTAAACGTAATGCTGCTTTCTCGTGATCCTCATATGCTGCCAGTTCCCATGCCTCGTCATACTGAGCTTTCAACATGCCAATACGCTCCATACCTTGTGGTACTTTGCCAGCGATGTAGTACGACAGACCAGCCGCCATACAAGGGATAAACCTAAACGGTACGTCCATGATGTTCACACCACCACCAGCATCCTGAGTGCGGCGTAGACGCCAGTAAACAAATGTGTATGGCTGTACGTTATCAGGAGTAGGCCAAACGGTTATCGCTGGCACTTGTTGCCAGTACACAGTAGCCGCAGCCGTGTGCGCTACAGCAATCGTGTTTTGCTGGCCACGGAAACAACTAGATAGAGTGCCACTAATAGCGTTTGTGTTCTGAGTGATATACCCGTAATTGATAATCTCGTTATCAATCTTTATAAACCCTGCTGCGGGTAAACCCGTAACATCACTCAACACGATTGTGTCTGATGTACTTGTAATGGTTGTAGTCAGCGTAGCAGAGATGGGACTAGCCTGCCCGTTGTAGCGCTGAATCCAAACCTGAATAGGTCTGGCTTGAGTTAACTTGTTAGGAATCGTAGCGTAGGTGCTAACGCTAATCCGTGTGATTGTTAGGTCGGCTTGATTAGACGTGCTGTTTGCATCAGTACGAATCAAATGCTCAAGAAGGTCAATCGTATCGTTTGGTAGTGGATACGTGTTCTGCCCCTGAACTAGGGTAATAGACCCTGTTTCAATAGTCCACAGATTGATGCCACGGTTTGCCCAGTCAGCAAACATGATGTTGAGGCTACGACGTGCAGTGCGTAGGTCATACCCAGTGCGTAGTTCACTACCAGCGCGTTCAAACGCCTCCTCGACCAACTCGGATAGGTCAAGGTTAAATGCGGACGCTCCGGAAGTGTTTGCCATTATCTAAATCCTGCTGTTTTCTTTGCAATCGTTTTGGGTTGCGCTACGAATTGTTTTCCGGCTTTTTTGCCAGCGCGTTTCGCACGCGTTGTTGCAGCGTACTCAGCAGGGCTGAGACTTTTGATCGCAGCTTTTGGAAGGTATCGCTCACCTGTGTCAGAAGATTTTTTACCACTTTTAGTTGTCCAATCTTGTTTGCCCCAGTCCTTTAGGGACTGTTGCGATTTAGCTAAACCACCACCAGCTTTCTTCACACTTGCGCAATGTGCCTTCTCTGAAAAACCTTTTGGGTTGTTACAGTCGATAGACTTCTTGCGCTTGTCAGACCACTTAGTCACGATACCCACCACCTGCGGCTTTATAGCGTTTAGCCATAACTTGAGCCTTACGTGCTGACCACTGTCCTGCACCAGTACCTACGATTGCCGCAGCTTTGACGCTGTTAAAGATACGTTTACGCAGTTCTGGCTTGGTGTAGTTACCAGCCTCGTTTACCTTGGACTTGGTCTTGCCACCTTCAGCGTACTGTGTGAAATCGGTGTCATCCCTTCGGGCTTCTCTTTTACCCTTGGGCATCTTAGAGCGGTTGATAGCACCCATACCACGACTTGACATCATTTAGCACATCCTTCCACGGGTTTTGCCTTTGGTAGCAATACCATCAGCGCGTTTAGAAGCAGAGGAAGCCATGCCTCCAGAAGCCATCTTCTTGACTACGCCGCCTTTTTTCATACCAGCAGAATATCCGGGGTTGTTAACGTTTTTGTTAATTAAGTCCCGTCTATCTTGATATTCCTTTAGACGCTTCTCTGGGGTAGCCATATAAACTTCACCAAGTTCGTTTTTCTTATAGGCGGGGGAGCTATCTTCGGGGTAAACGTCCGTAATTTCTGACTTCCCACCATCAACTCTACTAACTTGTTTAGAAAGGTATGCGGGCAACGCATCGCTGTCCTTTACTGGCATACCCCTAAACGGCACTTCTTTTAGCGCCTCTTTTGGCGCTTCTTTAGCTTTATCGCGTGCCATCCGTTCCCTAATTTGGTAGGGCTCTTCCACTTCGGTTTTTTTGCCTTTGGACAGCATCATGCCCAAGGCTCCAAGAGCAGCTAATCCCGCTAAATCTTTACGTGCCATGATGTGCTCCTTAGCAGGCTTTGCCGCCCATTCTCATTTTGACCATTGCGCCTTTGGTTTTACCCTTGGACTCAATACCACCACCTTTAGCCGCGAAAATAGGCACCTTTTTGCCATCTTTCATTTTCATGGGCATACCGCCTTTTTTCATACCTGCCATGTCAGCCATAGGAGTAGCTTTTTTCATGCCGTCCTTAGCAGTGCTCATGCCAGCCTTCATTGTTGGTTTGCCCATAGCAGAAGACTTGGTGTCCTTCTTCTTGGCCATCATTGCCATAAATCCTGGGTTCATTTTGCTTGCCATACTTCCACCTTTTTTAAAAAGTGCCGCTGAACCGTGATCGGTCTTTGGCTGGTTTACTACCTGACGATCAGCTCTAGTACCATCACCAGAGCCAAATTTTATTCCCTTACTCTTGTCACTGAACTCAGCGCCAACAGATTGGGGTACACCCACTTTCTTGGCAAACCCTTTGTTGTGGGCTACCGCGTCCATGAATTTCTTCTGTTTCTCACTTACTGCTGGCATATTTCTTTACCAGCTTTTGAATTGTTGCAGTCTCATATATGCGGATACACATCCACACAATACCCAAAAGGCTACCAACTAGCGTGGCTACTGGAGTCATCCAACCCATTACGCCAGAGAACGTAACTGTTAGAGCAGCCCCGTCAGCAATTGCTTTAATTTCATTGCCTTCCATATCAGCACATCCTTCCTTTGGTCTTGCCCTTTTGGGCTATACCGTCTGCTGAGTTCACATACCCACCTTCAGCGCAGTTCCACGCTCTAAGACTCTTGTTAATCCTAGAGTTCGGGTCGTTCGCTGTTTTTGCGGATGTCAGTTTCTTTTTCATCCCACTCATGCGGGCGCAGAAAGAGTCGCGCCTTGAGCCGCCCTCGGGTTGCGGCGGTTTCAAGTTGTGCCCTTCGCGTTTCGCAGAGGCTCGGCCCTTGGCGTTTAAACCGCCATTTGGATTCTTGCCTTCCTTGCGAGTCCATGCGGGACTAGCCATAGAATATTGTGATACCTGTTACGGTACCAACACTTGTTGTTAAATGTAGCCCCGTAGAGGCCAATATGCCCTCGCCGGGAATCAAGACATAGAACGTGTTTGGCGTTGCAAGACTTGCAATATCCATCGTGTAGAGAACGGCGGCTGTAGCGCTTCCGTTTCTAATCTCAAATGTTGCGGCAGTGCTGGCTTTTGGGCTAACAACAATACCTTTCAACCTTGCGCGTCCTACATAGTAAGAACCCGCCGCGCTTAAATGCGCCGCTTGTACATCAGTTTGTTGCATAATTAATCTCCTGTTATGAGGGGGCCGAAGCCCCCATGATTAATTACTGTTGGATGTAGGTTGGGTTAGCAGAGCCGTCGCTGTCTTTCACAACATACGTAAGAGTCAAGACACCAGCACCAGAGGTGGCGGTGACGTTAGCCTGTGTAAATGTAATGATTGCATCGCCTGTACCTACGTTGTTACACAGCACAGCGCCAGCAGCGTTGTTATTGCCAAGCAGCAAGTTAACAATACCTGTATTTGTGAATACGCTTCCGTTTGCGGCTGTGTTAATGGCTGTACCATTTACAAACAAAGCATATGTAGGAGTGGTGGTTGCATAAGCAACAGTGGTGTTGAACTGAGCGGTCAGAATCTGTGAGCCTGCGGGGATCGTAAAGGCAACCGTAGCTGCCGTAATGTCTGTGTACAAAATGGCTTTGGACTGCGATACGACAGTTGCGCCAAGATTACGAATGGTGCCAGCGGTAGAGCCAGTTGTGTTTTTAACAGTGCCCAACAACCAAGGGCCAAGGTGAGTTGCGAATCCCATAAGAATATCTCCATGCGTTATGGCGTATCAATCTGCATGAGGTCAGCCGGACCTGTTTGATACGCCGAAAAATTCCGGTTAGTTAAATATACACCAAAAGAAAAGGGAGCACAAGGCTCCCTTCTCAGTCTTTCTTAGGACGAACCGGGCGAACCGAACATTCCTAATGGGTCAGACCAGCCGAACGAATAACGCTCGCGTGCCTTGTAGCGCACGTTGCCAGTATCGAAGTCACCGTCCATGCTGTTTTGCAGCGGAGTACGGATAAAGTGCTTCAAGCCATTAGGCACATCAGTAGTCAAATACCAACCGCTTGTATCGGTCAAATAGTTGTTAACTGTGTAGCCTTCTGGGATTGAACCATTGTTCTTCAACGCGTTGACGTCGTTGTCAGTAGTGCCAACACGGAGGCTGGTTTCTAACAAACGAGTAGCAACGAACTGGAGTGCTGGTGGAATAATCAACTTCTTAGGCTTTGCAGCGATCAATAGACCACGCTCATCAGTCCAAGCTGCGATTTGAATAACGGCGGCTTCAAGGGAAGTCTCGTTCAAATCAGCCGCTGTAGCTGGGCGATTACTATTGGTGCCACCACCAGTCAAAGGATGAGCAGTGCTGAACAGAGCAACGCCATCACCGCCAACATAAGCAGCGCTGAAGCCGTTGTTCAAAACAGAAGCCGCTTTGATTTGCTTGGTGTAAGCCATAGCACGAGCCAAACCTTTGGTATAGCGAGCTGACAAAGAATCGTAGAGGTTATCTTCGATAGCTTCTTCAGTAATCGCAAAGCCCAAGGCGATGGTTTCGTGGTTGTAGCGAGTTGTAAATGCCTCTTGTGCATTGTCATAAGCGATGGCAGAACCCTCGTTTTTGACTGGTGCAGCAGAGAAGCCAGACAGTTTGGTCTCTTCTTCGAACGAACGCTCAGAAGTTTCTGTTTCGTAAATCTCTTTATGCTGTTCGCCGTAGCGTGCATACTCAAGACCGAACAAAGCATTAAGACCCGGAAGGAGTTCCTTCAGTAGTTGTGCGCGTGAAATAGCCATGATTTAGCTCCTTATGCACCAGTGGCAGAGTAGTAACCGTGCAGTGCTTGGTTAAATTTAACCAATACTTCAGGAACCTGGGTGAACACAATAGTGGATGAGCTAGGAATAGCTGTAACACTGCCGGGGACTGCAATCGCAGCGTTAATTGTAACTGACGTTGCAGCGGCTGCCGCAGCGGTGGTTACAAAAGAACCTGTTTGAATTGTTTGCCCATTTGCTGCAATATAGGCTACATCTGTTCCAACAGGGATTGCGATAGGCAAGCCAGAACCAGTTAAGGTAATAGTTGTAGAAGATGAAGAGCCAGTAGCAGATGTAGTAATAGCACTATCAGTAACAACATCAATCAAACGCAAAGGTAAGGTTGTTGTTACAGGAGTTGCTGAAGGAGCTAAAACTGCGTTAGCAGAGTTACCAGTGGTGGTGCTACCCGTATTGTTAATGGCTGACAGGTTAGTGCCAATCATCGCTATAGCAGCGGAAGCAACAGCAGTGGTGGCGGAACATACAACAGCCTTAAACACAGCATCAGGGTCGTCCAATACATAGGCTTCACAGTCACCAGCGAGGGTGCTTGCGGGCCAGTATTGAGAAAACTGCTTTTGTTTGTTTAGCGGGTTTGTATAAGTACATCCCAAGAAAATACCAACCGTTTGGTTTAAACCAGTGCCAGTAGAAACTGAGGCACGAGTTACATTACCACGCGATAGTACGACGAAATCACCGTAAAAGATGTCGGTCGCATAACCGTACTGGATGGGGTACATACGAGTAGAACCCGCAAATACTTGACCACCAATTAGGTTCTGCGGCAACAGCCCGTAAGGCGCGTTGACAGCAGGATAAGCCATTTAAGACTCCTTTAAAAAGTTAAGAACCAGAACCAAACGTCACTTTTGTCGATTTTTCAGAGAACTTCGACATCCGTGGATCGTTGTCTTTCATAAAATTGTTATCTACAGATTCCATCGTATCTTTATTGATCTTTGAGAAGTGTGCATCTCGTTGCTTCAAAAACTCTGACGGAATACTACAGAGAACCAAACCACCCACCTCAATGTTGCCTTTAAAGCGACCCTCGGTAGTAGCGTGCATCATCATTTCAGGATAATCTTCTGCTTTGCAGGGTTCATATCCTTCTCTTAACTTACTAGAGATGTTTTGTACGTCAGATTGTCCTCCCATACTGATTCTTACCCAGCGGTGAGAAATACCCGGACGCGGATTAGGTGACGGTAGGGTTTCGGGAGCCTGCCACGAAGTGGGACGTTGCATTGCTGCACGCGTATCAAGTTCACGATCCAAACGATTTTGTGCCTTTTCAGCTTTTACCTGTTCCATATTTAACCTCTTTTAAGTTTTGCAACCTGCTTCGCATATTCTTCTATCGGGACCCCAAGTCTACGAGCTACCTCGGCTTCGGATGCCTTTAAACGAATACGGTTAGGCGGAGTACTACGTGAGGCCGGAGCCACAACACTAGTGATTCTTTGTGCACGGCGTGGGGGTTCATCATCCTCATAGACCGGTTCAGCTCTTTTTCTTGGAGGCGGCTCGTCATCCTCTTGGCTCTGATCATCGAAATGTTCAGGAAATCTCTTGCGCATCGTTTTATCGATGGTTTTAAAGTACTCTTCAGTACCTATATAGTCCGCACCATACTCGCGTTGAAGCTTTCTGTCAAGCCCCACCGCAGTCATAGTCATCTCATCATCCACTCCGAACCAATCATTGTTGTTATCCAACCACTTTTGGGTACGTGGAGTCTGTTTCTTTTCAGGCTCTGCACGTTGAGGAGTGGGCATTTCACGCTCTTCAATCTCAATAGGTTTGAGACCTTGAGCCTTGTCCAATTTCAATGTAGCTTTAGCAATATCTGCTTGGGCTTCAGTTAGATCATCTACGTTTGCCTCTTCGTAAGCCTTCCTATAACGCTGTTTAGCTGCTACTAACTCAGCTTCAGCGGCACCTTTAGATGTCTCAATATAGGCTTGGCTTCCTGTAGAAAGTTGCTGTTGAAGACGTTTGTTCTCTTCAAACACTTGTTTAGCAAACGATTCTGCCGCTTCGCGTTCACGAAAGGCTTCTTCTTTAGCACGACGTTCGTCATGGTATCCGCGTGTAAACTTTTTTATTCGTTTTTGAACCTTTTCGTCGTAACTTGACAATTCTTCGTCTGTTACTTCATCTACAGGTTCCTTAGCGGGTTTACGGCCCCTGTCCTCTAGGGGGGTATCGTCTTCAATTTCTACTTCAAACTTGTCGTCTTTAGCAGCATCCTCTTTATCAGGATCGGGTAGTTCAAATTCAGGTAATGCCATGATTTATCCTTTTTTATGCAGCGCGGGTAATTCCACGCGGGTCTTCAACAACGGCCTCTACTGAGGTATCCGCAATCAAGCGGAACTCACGACCGTGAATCTTCAGGCGGGTGCCTGAATTGGGGCGGACGATGACAAAGTCACCGACTTGGCAGCTAGAACCACTTGGAAAGCGGGTAGCGTCTTTATAGCAATCAGGTCCCATCTTCACTACAAACAATACTGGGGTCAGCACTTCTTCGTAGTACATAGATTGGCTGGACTTTACGATACCAATCTCACTATCAGCATATTCTTCTATCGCTTCTGGAACAACAGTCAATATGTAATAGGTAGATGGGTCGGGCAACTGCTTTGCTTTCTCTTCGTCGGTTGCATTGAGCACCTTGGAAAGGTCTACAGCGGAAACATCAAACTCACTCATCGGCATACTCCATTTTCTGCACAAGGTCTCTGACAAGTTGTTCTGCGTGTGTTAGACCCCGGATAACACCGCAGACATGCCGATACTCGGCGAAGTCTTTTGCGCCCCCTCCTGCGAGGAAGGAAATTTGATCACCGCGAAGCTTGTCAACTTCTTTGGCTAGATATTGAAACGCTTGGTTACTCATCTATTCTCCTTTTTTGCCCTCTGCGCCATCTGTACAGCCATCTGTGCTTTGTGTTTAGCGGCGTCAATACCCATGCGTAGGCCGTCGGCTTGCTGTTGTTTATCAGCCTTATCTCTTGCCGCAGCAGCTTGAGCACCAACTTGCATAGCTGCAATTTCTTTCTGAGCCTCAATACGGGACTCTTCAACACGAATCTGGTCAGCTTTAGCGGCTGCGTCGATCTGTTGTTTCTGCTGTTTAAGTTGCAACTCACCTTGCTTAATCTGCAACTCTTGCATTTGCATCTGAACAATCGGGTCTTGCATTTTCTGCTGCGCAGCTTGTTGAGCAGCTTGTTGCTGGTTTTGTTGTAGCAACATCTGCGATGCTTGCGCTGCCTTGATAGCAATCTCGTCTGCCATCTCTTGTGGCACACGTTGAGGCTTATCTGTCTCTTTGTCTTTACCTGGCAACACCATACCCATAGCCTCTTCCATCTGACGACGATACTCAAAGCCAATGTGCTCGTTGATGTGAGCCATAGCCGCCGACATAATTACTTGAGCTTGTGGGTTCATCTGCATCAACTGCTGAATCTTGGGGTCTTGGATTGCAGCCATATGCACTCTAATGTGTGCCTCATGGTTTTGTTCCATGAACGCCTTGACAGGCTTGTGAATAAGAATGTCTTGGTTCTCTTGTATGGGGTCTGTAGGTTCAGCATCTTCTTCGGTCTTGACTAATTTATCAGCGTTCTTCACGCCTAATACTTCAATCATTTGGCGATGCAATACAGACAGGTTATACAACTGTGGTGCTTGTTGTGCTAGCTGTAGAACGGCCTGATACGTAACAATCTTCTGCGCCATAGTCGCAGCGTTTGGATCACTGACTGGAATGACGTCTGTTGAGTCATAGTCCGACTTCTTAGCCTTGCGATTAGCATCTTCAGGCTCGTAGTCATACTCTTCTGGCGTGTAATCCGCAATGATGATCTTGAGTAGCTTGAACTCTTGTTTCATTGTGTAGTGCAGACGAGCTTGCACCGCAGTAATTACTTTAAGAGTGCGTTCTAATATTGCTAGTGTTGTACCTACAGGAGCCTCGTTGCTCATGTCTGAGACATTCATATCTCCAGATGAAGCGAATGCCCGGCCTTCTTGCACTATCTGCTGGAACAGTGCCATCAATACTTGTGACGGCTCCTTGTATGGCAGTGGTAATATGTTGTCACGGATACTTCCAGAAGGGACATCTACGTCCCTGAATTCTCCGGGCTGAATCGGCGTGTCATCACCTTTAATGCGAAGGCCCCGTGATTTAAGTCCTCCGGGCAGGTTTGAGAGAGTGCCAGCATCAACCAATTGACGGATGAGCATGGTTGCTGATTTGGCGTAACCTCCAATGAGATGTATAAGTCCGTATCCGTAGAATCCAAAACCGGGGATGTACTGATAGTGCACAAAATGCTGGCGCTTCGTGTGGAGTTCATCATCTTCATACCAATTTCTCCTAATAGCAAGAACGGTGCTTGTACCCTTCTCTATAGTAACAACATATGGCAACGCAATCCCAGTCTCACGTTTCTTTTTATCAGTATGCTCAAACCCTTTGAGGTCTAAATTTACATGCATCTCAAGGATACGGAAGCGATCATCTTGAGTCGCGTTCATCCCTGTTTCTTCAGCTTTCTGCTTCTCGATGTCATCTAGCTCATAGCCTGGCTCACCTAAATCTACATCTGCATAGAACCCAGCTTCTTGTAAACGTATAACTTCTTGTTCAGTCTTACGCATGACGTGAGTAACACGCTCAGAGTCCTCAATGTTGGACGAGCCGTATGGCACAACAATGTCTTCTGCTGGAATAAACACAGCAACTTGACGCCCCTTGTTGGGGTCAAAGTAAATCTTTTTAAACGCTGAACCTGCTAGTGGTAATGACCACAGCATCTTCTCGTGTTCAGGTCTGTACTCAGTCATCACATCTGTTAACTGATAGTTCATATCGTCACGCACGCGCTCGGCGGCTTCTTCACGTAACTTATTTATAGCACCAACAATCTGGGTCTTAACAGGACCTTGTGCTGGAAATGTCTCCATCATGGCTTCTGATTGGAAACGTACAACTGACTCTGTGAGCATTGGGTGGAATACGCCACAAGCGCCCTGCCAAGGTTCAGTTCTGTCTTCGTAGTTCAAACCTAAGAGCTTCAGACCGTCGACATACGTCTTGATCCAATCTCTACGATCCATGATGTCTTTATCAAAGTCTGCAATTAAATCATTTGCTAGTCCAGACAAGTCACCCTCGTCCATGTACTCGGCGAGGTTGGCATCGAAAGTGTCTGCTGTTTCTTTCTTAGGCTTTAGATCAATCTCAATATCACCCAGTCCAATACTTACGGACTCAGGGTCTTCGATCTCAATCTCAATAGGATTTTCTTCCATCATATCAATACCCATAGGTGCTTGATACAAACCTTTGTCCATCATGCCTGTTGCCATATAAATCCTTAGACAGTGTAGAACCGCTCTTTGGCGCGGCGACCTTTAAACCAAACAGTATCTTCAGGCTCATCACTCTCAAGCCTAATGAATCCGCCATTCCTGAATCTTAACAGCGCAAGGGTAGTGGAGTCCACTAAGTCATCGTTAGCCCCGGACGGGAAGTCGTTGCATTCCTCAATAACTTCTTTAGCCCATCTGCGATCTGGTGCATACACGATCCCACCTTGAAACAGTGACGACACCGCATTCACACGCGCTATCTTGTCTTGTCCTTTACCCGGAGTGAACTCTCCAACAGGTATGCCCATGCGTCTGAACTCTTGATAAAGTACAGAACCATTCGACTTCTTCTCAACCATAAATGCGTCTGGCTCCCACTCCTTGTATTCCTCTAGCACCATAGCTTTGAGGTCGGGGTACTCCATACGTTTCTTAATAGCATTGAGCAAGATGATGCTGTGATTGTTGGTCTCCTCGTTAAAAAAGACCCCCCATGTAGTTAAAGCGTTGTAGTCAGCACGATTGTTGGCTTCTTGCGCCGCATCCAGACTCATGATGATGAACTCGCAGTTAGGGGTGTCTTCTTTGTCCCAAATGCGCCACCACTCCTTCTTTATTAGTGCGCCTTCTTCTGATACAGGGTTCTGCATGTACTGGGCTTCCCAATACCGTACGTCCATACCAGCTTTTTTGGACAGCAATTCCTCGATTGTCCAGAAATCGCCCCATAGTGGCTTGTCGTTCAAAATAGCGGGAAACTCAACCACTTCCCACGGGTCTACGTCCTCTTCACGCTCCATTTGGCTCAGTATTTGTCCAGTTAGGTCAAGTTTAGACCACCTTGTCATTACTATAATAATGGCACCACCTGGCATAAGGCGCTGAATAGGACCAGACTGGAACCACTCCCAAGCAGGAAGAAATACGTCGGCCCTCCCTGTTTTAGCATCTTGCTCTGAATGAGGATCATCAATAATAAATAGATCAGCACCCCGGCCTGCAAGAGCACCTCCGACACCAATAGCAAAGTATTCACCATTAAAGTTAGTACCCCATCGTGATGCTGACTTAGAGTCAGATTGCAGTTCTACCTGCGGAAAAATGTCTTTATAGTTGTCTGAACCGACCAGATTACGCACTCTTCTACCAAAATTCACCGCTAAATCTGCGGTGTGGGAGGCCATAATCACCTTCTTATGGGGGAATTTACCCAAAAACCATGCGGGTGCAAGGTAAGAAATGAGTTCAGACTTACCGTGACGGGGGGCTATGTTGACAATTACTCGCTTCTTCTTGCCAGCGGCAATGTCCTCAAAAATTTTTGCCAATCTTCGATGATGTGGACCAACTTTATAACCCGGATATACATGTTCTGCGAACTCCAATATTGAATCTTTACCTACAACCTGCACCGATTCGCTGTCCCAGACCTTAATTAGCTCAAGAATCTTGCGTTTTTCGTCTGATGATGCCGTTGGCAGCAGACTTTTAAGCTTTTCAATTTGCTGTGGCGTTATTTTCATACTTTATTTCTATAACTTCCACGTCAATCGTGCGTTTTTCCAACTTAGCGAGGGTCTCGAGCAGCTCTTTCTCGACTTCTTCCATAGATTGTTGCTTATGGGTGACCTCGGAGCGCTTCTTGAATGCATCCACGCCATCAACTTCACCTAAAGCACGTAGTGCTGTTAGTCGAATCTTGGCATCTGGGTGTTCGGTCTCAGCAACCAGCTTATTTACTACGTATTTCTTGAGGTCAGCCAGCTCTTTTACGACCATAACGTCGTGTTGGGCAACCATTCCAGCCAAATAAGCAACAGTTTCGTTGGGATATTGGGCTAAATTAACCGCATTTTGAGGCTGAGACATTAGGGTTTGTACTATATCTTTAGCCTGATCTTTGTGTTCTTGACCCGGTTCTACGGGTTTACCCGATAGGTCAGAAATCAACTTTACCGTCCTAGCTCGCATCTCCAACTCTTCTTTTGGAGACAGGTCGGGCATAGCCTCTGTCGCGGAGGCTGGTAATGGGACATTGCTTTCAATGTCAGGGACGAGTTCTTGCATGGAGGAAGTGGCACTCCAGTTATGGTTTGCGAAATATACCACATATATAAGGGGAGGTTGGGACTCCTACCCGGGGGGTACTAGGGAAAACACCTATATACAGTAGCGGGGCAGAAAAAAGACCCCCACTGGGGGGGTCTAAAGAAGGAGAGACAAAATGCAACTGCGTTGCGGGGTCAGTATACCGAAGTTTGGGATTTTGTTGTGTTGTTTGTGTAAGTCTTAGAGTAGAGGGAGGCGGGGGTCCCAAATGCGGAAAGGGGGGGTGGGGGGAATGGGGGTAGGGGTCTCTGGAGAATTGCAAATGCCATACCCATCATGTATATAGATATTACCGAAGCGATTCGGTATTCATTAACTAACTGGAGATTGATATGAAAGCATGGACTGATATGACTAAGCATGAACAGATGCGTTGCGAATACAGCGACCTACATAAAGATGCGTATGGTATGCGCCCATCACCTGAACACTATGCTGAGATAGCACAATGGTCTGATGATGTGCTCGAAGCGAAGTTTGCAATGCTAGTCGAACAATTAACTCAGGAGTAATCAAATGGAAGTAAGATTTGTTAAGGCTTTTATAAATGTAATGAGCGGGTTTCTACTCGGCATGATGGTGATGGCTCGGTTCTACTGTAATGCACTCGACATTACATCAGGCAACCTACATATAGGTTGGGACACGATAGCAATTACTTGTGGTGCGTTGGCTTTCTTCCAACTGCTAATCAGAATTGACCCGTCATTCAAAGAACCTACATGGGATCAAGAGCACGCTGAAGATCACTATGACGCATATGGTGTCAACACCAAGAATAGTTTTAACACACCACCAAAGGGGTAAGACATGACACAACTAGAACTGTTTGACGAGATAGATGAAGAGAAGTTTGCATTGAGTTTGACTAACACTCAACTCTATGATTTAAGAAAGAGTAACCCTGAAGCGCATCATTGGATAAAACAAATACGTGATGCTGTTAAGGAGTATCAAGCCAAAGTTAACCATCTCAAACTAGTATATGAAGAGAGGATATACAGAGCGAAGCATGGTCGCGGTAAGGAACACTATCAACTAGATAGATTCCCAGGCTGGTAAGGAAAGGGAGCTTCGGCTCCCTTTTTATTTCGCCCAGTTGATACCAGTTATTTGTCGTCGCGTGAGTATGGGCGTGTGCGATCCAATGGCTAGATGTTTGCAAAATATCTATTTAACCGCTATATAAATAATACTGATTCAGACAAATCAGTAGGTAATTATCTTTTAACTTTTTGGAGTATTAAATGAAACGTAAATCAAACCCGATCATTAAATTGATCAACTCTCAAATCAACTCTTATAGAAGTGAATCACAAATGTACTTACACAAAGCGCAGGATTTGCAAAAAAATCGTATGCTATTACGTGCCTTGTACGGTTCACTTGTTGATGGATTTGATGGGGATAACGACTCTCTCAGCATGTCATGGATTGGTAAGAAGCCTTACATCTCTGCGTACTTGTACAAGTTAGATAGTCTTAAAGACGAGCGTCTAACTTCGTTGATATCCAAGTGTATGGATGTGATTGGCAATGATGTAGAAGAGCGCGATGTAGCGGATTGGGGTTACAAGCGTTACACCATAGAGTCAGACAAGATTCAATTCGAGATCATTGCATACGTGAAAGAAGATAGTCCCACTTGTAAGAAGGTGGTTGTTAAACGCGAGATGAAAGAAGTGTTAACTACAAAATACGTTTGCGAAGAGTAACGTACGCTAACAGACATGGCTTTGCGCCATGTCTGTTTTTTTTTGCCTGAAGTTTTTGATACCAGTTATTTGTCGTCGCGTGCGTCTGTGCGTGTGCTTAATTAGCGTGTCAGGGATGGCTGAAACCTTGCATATTGTTTCAGGGTCAGCTATAAATAATTATCAGACAGTTCAGTCTGGTCAGCGTTTGCGGTGTCGCTCACACCGCGTTTTTAGGAGTTAGCATGAAAGCTACAGCTAAAGCTTCTGCCGATATCGCTTTGACGGCAACCGAACCCACCAGTATTAAAGATGCGGCTTACCGCTTCGCTCGTGCTGGTGAAACTGCAACACACCTTGCAACCTATGTGATGGGTCAAGACCCATCGTTTCCCGCTGAGACAAGCGCTGAACTCAAAGCTGACTTGTATGCGGGTTTCATGACACGCGCTCATGAATTGTGGGGTCAGGACTATTTCACACGCGGTGAAAGCGGTGTACTCATTAAAGCGGGTAACTCGCTTGATGGACAAGCTGAATACCCTAAAGGGTCTACTACATTGAGTTTGCATTACTGCTACTCATTCAGTCAGCAAGAGTTCGGTCAACTGAAAAACAAAGACCCACAACTACATGGACTAGTCAAGCTTATGCGCGATAAGTTCAGCAAATACGCGTCAAATAATTTGACAGCGTTAAAGCGGTCAGCTTATAACATTCTGAATGAGGGTAAGACCCGCGAACGCGGTGCTACAAAAGCTTTCATTCAGTCTTTGACTGACTTGTTCGCTGACTATGACAAGCGCGTAAAGAACGCTGAAAGTCGCGGTGACGATACCGCGAACCCCGCTAAGTTCAGAACTGCAAGAGACGCGTTCTGGAAAGTCTACAACGCTAAGTAATTAGCTACTCACCCCGCAGACTCACAAGGTCTGCGGGGTTTTTTTGTGCCCGCTGAGACCAGTTATATGTCGTCGCGCGTGTATGCGTGCGCCTATTTAGCGTTTCACGGGTGGCTGAAAACTTGTATAAGCGCCTTGCCTGTGCTAATAAATGTTTAGCAGGTGGCGAGGTTGTCACCTGCACAAACCTGCTTTTAATGGAGAACACAATGAAAGCAAAATCACCTGTGGCATTAGCCACACCTAGCGTAACGCAAGTTACATTTCTCTCTATCGATAACCTCAAGAATGCGGGTTACCAGTCGGCATTAGCCGTTGAACATCTTAGCCTTGTTGCTAAATATGTTTTCGACCAATGCCCCAACATCTTGGAAGATGTTCCAGCCGAGGTTAAGGCTCAGTTAACCGAGGGTTGGGCTCTCCGTTGGCAAGAACTAAACCCAGCCAAACGCTATAACAGCGAATGGATTCCTGATGCCAAGGGTGGCAATGAAGTAACCCTTGCCTATGCCTTGTCGTTCTCGCAACAACAATTTGGGCAACTACGCCAAGCCGAGCCTGTTAAGCATGGTGTGATTGGTGGTGTAAGAACACCATTCAACAAGTATGCATTCAATAAAATGAAGGCTTTGCTCAAGGCTATACGCGACCTTAACCCTGAGACAAGGGAGAGAGGAACTACTGATGACTTCGCAACTTATGTTGGGAAAGTTATGGATACAATTAAAACTAGATGTAAGAACGCGAAGGCTAGGGGTGACGCAACAGCCGACGAAGTTAAGACAAGGGTGGCAATTGATGCCTTCCTGAAAGCAATCAAGTAATACTTGATTAGCCCAACCCGACTAGCCGAAAGGTTAGTCGGGTTTTTTTTGTTTGGGCTGAAGCCAGTTATATGTCCCTGCGCGTGCGTGGGCAAGCGTCTTAAATAGCGTTTCACGGGGTCATGAAATTTGTTCCAAAGTTCCAACCCAGTTCCAACCCGCTTGGAATCGTACTGGAATTTTGGAACCGAGCAGTTTATTGGAACAAGATTCCAACTTTGTTCCAACGAAATTCCAACGCTGGAATCGGAAAAAGCCTTATGAATCAAGGACTTACGCGATTTATTCCAAAATTCCAGTTTTTTTTGAGGACAACGGACTTTGGAGCATCATCTCGTTCGTTCATCATCGCCTGCGAGTGTAAGCATTGTGCTAAACAAACCATACATTGCCCACAAATTAAGCAGATAGGTAACTGCCAGCCATAACGCAAAACTGCTGGAATTTTGGAACTTTGGAATCATGTAGTACTACAACAAATATATATAATACTTTATATATCTATATCTATAACTACTACTACTACTACTAGTACTATTACTATAACTAACCTAGTTTTTTGTGATTCCAACCCAGTTCCAAAGTTCCAACACCACTTTACAAATAACCAAATCACACCCGCCAGAGCGATATAAAAAAGTTGTATAAAGACTTGTATTAAACAAGTAACTGTGGTAAAATCTGAATTGAGTCGGGAGGTAGCCTGACTCACCCGCTAAATAACATTTCACGGGGTCATGAAATTTCAATCAATGGAGAGCGTAATGAAAACATCTTTCGTCTATAACATCAACACAACACGGGTCATAGTACGACAACCAAAAGTACTTGACCGACCATATCAATATCTGCCCCGCCCAATGCGCAAAGCATTGCGCGTTACAACCCCGAAGGCAGTATGCAATACGCATCAGGGTGTCGACCATTATCTGCGCACAGACTTTCGCACAGATGACTATCACAATCAGAACTTGGAGTTCTTAGCAAGAGATTACGGCTATGACGAGTTCAACGACATTGACGACGAGTTCGAGGGACTGACTATCGTCGAGCCAACTAGCGAGGTGGAACTGTTCGAGTTCTGCACTGGCTACAACACACTTTAATCTAAACAATCAATACAGCAAGTAGCGTTTCATGACACCGTGAAACGCTATTCAACTTCAAAGGAATCAATATGTTTTGGAACTATCGAATTGTGAATCTCAGGTCTGAGAATGGCGGTGAGGATTGGTACTGTGTACGCGAGGTGTACTACGACGAGAACAGGAAACCCGAAGGGCATAGCGATGTGTCTGTGGGTAGCGAATCATTAGAAGATGTGCAGAATGTCTTGGACATGATGGGCAAGGCATTGAAACTGCCAGTCTTGCAAGAGTCCGACTTCCACGACGAGACACGCAAGAACAAGTTCTCAGACTTCTCTGAGTTCATGGAGTACTGCATTAACAATGATGTCAGGGGGCTGTGAAATGCAATCTAAGGGAGACAACCCGAACGTCTTATGCCAAGACTGTTCTGTCCCATTGTTCAGGTGGTTCTTGTCCCGCATCGACTGGGTGCGGATATTAAAACTTCAGAGAGGTATGAAATGAAAGTTACAGTCTATTTCGAAGCGAAGGCGGGTGCGCACGCGGTGGCACAGTTTGACGAAGAAGCAACATACATGGTGTGTCTGCCCGCACTTGAGGAGTTAGCCAAGAGCCAAGGCTACATCGTGACTGAGAGCGTAGACCATGCATGGACTGCCGAGAAGTTCGAGCCAATCTCAAAGCATGGGGACTAGGGGTAACCCCTCATGTAAAAAAGTTACATATGTAGTTGACTTAAATGTAAAGTTATGATACAATGTATTCTGAGTCGGGATTGGAACTGTTCAACAGACTCTAGTGGGGTGAGATGCTATCTAGCGTTTCACAGGGTAATGAAATCAACCAAAGGAAAGCGTATGAAAATGAAGTCAGCGTATCAGTCCGCCATTGAGGGGCTGTCTGTAATAAACATCACTCCCAAGGTGTATCTGCTCGTAGTCGATGGCAAGTCTATCGAAGCCTACGCAAGCAAGGACACAGCCGAGTATGAGATGCGTCTCTGTCAACAGGCAGATGATGAACTCGACGAGCATCATGTCTATCGCATTCGTGAGATGGATATCAACTTCCATACTCTGTAATAGTTATGTCTAAACTCAGACCTATCTGTTCACGGTGTGGTGACATCTTCTCAGCAAAGCGTGCCAAGGCGGGTTACCCCATCTGTCTGCTATGCGGTGAGGAAGATGCGCGGTCGCGTGTGCGCACCATTGCGCCCATGCACAAGAGCAACTATATGCTCATTACGAACCTTGATGACCTCAAGGGAATTAACAACAAGGGCGGACTCTTCCGCTAATCAACCATTCACAGGATACTGAAATGAACTTTGAAATCCAAAAACCTAATCACCTCATATCACTCGCAAGTTCTGCGCAACTTGTAACAGTGGAGGTCAATGTGTGGACTGCGACCAAGCAAGACAAACAAATCAGCAACGAGGTGACTTCTTCTAAGAACGCATCTACTGAGGCAGGCAAGTTCACCAAGAACTTATTGTCTAACTCGCCTGACCACAAAGCATTGCTCAACTATCGGCAGACCGTCTATAACTGGCTTCAGCGTTGCACCTACGACTGGGCGGGTTCGGTTAGATTGCTACCAACATTCAGCATCGAGAAATTCATGAAGGAGTGGTCAGCGCATGAGGTTGAGTTCAACAAGTTATTGGACAACTTCATAGACAAGTACCCTACCATCGTGAGTGACTCCGCGTTCAAGCAAGGCGATATGTTTAATCGTTCAGAGTACCCTGAAGTCGAAGATATCCGTCGTCGCTTTCGCTTGAAACTATTCGTAACCAAAGTACCTGAGAACGACTTCCGTTCGGGTGGCATTGCTACGGCTATCGCAGATGACTTGGAACAACATTACAACAACCAAATTGAAGAGATTGTGAATCGTTCGATGGAAGATGCATCTGAGCGACTGGTGGAAATCGCTTCCCGCATCAGCAATGCTTGTACAGAGGTCACTGCTGACGAAGACGGCAAGGTCAAGCGCAAGAAGGTATACGAGACAACCATCAGCCAAGCGCGGGACATTTGCGAGACATTGAAACACTTTAACTTGACAAATAATCAACATCTTGAGTCTGCTAGAGCGCAACTGGAGGAAGCGCTGTCGGGTGTCACACTCGAAGACTTACGCGAGAGTTCGTATGTTCGTTCAACTGTTAAACACGGTGTAGACGATATGCTGAACAAGTTCAAACCCCTAACCCTTAACTAATCATTCACTAACCCCTGAAAGCGTATATGAGCAAAATCAACTTTTCCTTGACAGCATCTATCAACGAGGTCAAAGACCTCATCCGAGAGATTGGCGATACAAATACTATTGCAGTCATCTCTGAACCTGGGGTCGGCAAGTCATCACTTCTAGCGATGCTTGCTGAAGACAACGGTGACCAATGGCGTAAGGTGGGCGATGACTTCCCTACTGACAAGTATGACTACATCTATGTCGATTGCCCCGTGAAAGACATGATGGATGTCGCGGCATCTATCCCCAACCATGCAACGAAGACACTTGAATACTATGTCGCATCTCTCTTCAAGATGGGAAGTGGCAAGCCTAAGTACATCATGCTTGACGAAGCGTTCAAGTCTCCCAAACTCATGCAGATTATCTATACCCGATTGATGCTTGAGAAGACGGTGGGCGATGAACCGCTACCCGAAGGCTCACACATCTTCATTACAAGTAACAACGCAACTGATGGTGTGGGTGACTCGTTCGCGGGTCATGTGGCAAACCGCATCACCATTGTGAATATGCAGAAACCTACGCATGACGAGTGGTTGCAGTGGGCTACCAAGAACAACATCTCTAGACCACTGAGAGCATGGGCTGCGATGACACCGAAGGCATTCAAGTCTTACTTAGATGCTGACCAAAACGATAACCCATACATCTTCAAACCATCGTCAACTGCCAAGTCCTTTGTGTCTCCTCGCTCATTGGCGAAAGCATCTCCCATCGTGGATAAGCGAGACAAGTACACAGAGAACGCATTGACTGTGGCTCTGGCGGGTACGGTTGGTGAGAGTGCCGCGAAATCCATAGCGACATTTATATCTGTTGAGAAGAGCATGATTAAGTTCAACGACGTACTTGCTAATCCAACAACTGTAAAAGTTCCTGAAGATGTGGCAACCCAAGTCATGATGATTCTTGAGGCGGTCGACACATTAGCATCTCACGATGACCTGAACAAGTATATGCAGTTCGTGAATCGTATGAAGTCGAGCGAGATTCAATCAATCTTCTTCACCATGATATTCCGCAACAAGCCAAAGATTGCCCGATACAACACAGAGATTAGCAAGTGGGCAACCGACAACCACATGATTATGTAAGGAAACAATATGCACACAGTAACTATAAATATCACCGTCACCGTGGCGGGTGACGATGTTGATTGGAAAGAAAACCTCGCGGGAGCGATTATGGATTTGTCATTCAATGTGGCAGATATAAATCCAACTTTGTCAGGAGGTAACTTACTGCCAATCGTTGAGAAAGGTGACAGTAGTTCGGTTACATATGAGTATCACTTGTATGGAAATGTAAGTAAGGAAGTGGAAGCGGAAATCTTAAACAGAAAGGAACAACAAAATGTTGACTCAAGAACAGCGTGTTAAGAAGGCGCACATTGCGCTAATGAAGTCTAAGCACACCGTATGGTGGGGCGGGGTGATGATGATGGGTACATCTGAAGTGAGCGATAAGGAAGGACTTACCGCATACACAGATGGTGTGAACAAAGTCTATGGCAGAGCATTCCTCACAGGTGTCTGCAAGGAAGATGCAGAGGTGGCGGGTCTTGTCTTGCATGAGAACTTACACATCGGTCTGCGTCAGGGGATACTTAACCGTGACCTATGGGTAGAGAATGCAAAACTAGCCAATGTCGCGGCTGACATGGTGGTCAATGACATCATCATGGAGATAAGTAAGGAAGACCCCAACCTTGTAAAACTACCTGCGGGTGGGTGTTACGAGGAACGCTTTCACAACATGAATATGCGTGAGGTGTATCGCTTACTCAAGGAAGAGTGTAAGGGTGGTGGTAGCGGATACAAACCTAAGAAGAAAGGTGAACCATCTAAAGGTTCAGGGGGTGGTGAACAGCAAGATAACGACGGTGAGGGTGATGAGTACTCATTCGATGAGCATGACTTTGGCAAGATGGATGCAGAGCAAGCCAAGGATATCAACGAGCGTATAGATAGAGCAATACGAGAAGGCGCAATCCTCGCTGGTCGCTTAGGCATTGACTTGCCAAGAGCCATCACAGAGATGCTCGAAGGTGATGTTGATTGGAAGAAAGAGTTCGCAGAGTATGTCTCATCGTTCGCTCGCGGTAAGGATGAATACACATGGCGTAAGTTCAACAGAAGATTACTGCCCAGTGATTTGTACATCCCATCTGCGGAGACAGAGACTATCGGCGAGGTCATCTACGGCATCGACACATCAGGCTCTATCTCACAGCAACAGATAAACGAATTCGCGGCAGAGATTGTCAAGGGTGCGGAAGCAGTATGCCCTGAGAAGATTCGAGTTCTGTGGTGGGACACCAAGGTACATGGTGAGCAAGTGTTTGAACCCGCACAGTATCAGGAGATAGGTTCTCTATTGAAACCGATGGGTGGTGGCGGAACTAGGGTTTCATGTGTTAGTGAACATATAAATAAAAAGAATCTCAAGGCAGAGTGTGTGGTCATCTTCACAGACGGCTACTTGGAACACGATGTCAAGTGGGACATATCGATGCCAACTCTATGGTTGGTAACTTGTAACAAAGATTGGACTCCCCCAACAGGGAAGAAAGTAATGGTGAACTAAATGGTTGAATATACATATCTCGAATTGTTCTTGTTCTGTACATCTGTTATAGGACTTGCGTTCTCATTGAAGTACCGTGAGGAATCACGCTCTCATCACAAGTTTATCTCTGTGTTGTTGAATGACAAAGAGATGCGCGAGAAAGTATTTGAAACAGCAGACACAGCATTAGACCAAGCAAGAAGGGAAGGCATCATATGACTTACGGATTCGGCAACATCTTCAATGATGTACGTCAAGTGTGGGCGGGTGGACTCACCTATGACAAGATGGTTGAGCGCACCAAGACCATCAAGCCTTATCGCGGTGGGCTAAGTAATGCTTACCCGATGGGGTGGCGTGAGTATTCACGCAGACACTTCCGCGCTAACAAGGATGGTTCGTTCTCTATCTACTACAAGAACCGTGAGACAGTAGATGTTGTAGAGAGTGGCAACTTCAAGGAGGGGTGGGACAAAGAGTCAATGATTAAATGGGTTGACCACGCACATCTTGCTACTGTGTATCCTGACAATACATTTGAGATTCGTCAGCATCTTGGGCAAGGTGACTCGACCTATATGAGTGAAGCGTTCGGTTACTGGTTTCAGTCGTGCGGTGCAAGAGGTGGCACGATTGCATGGAACAACGCGGGGCATATGCACCCAATCTTCAAAGGCATGAGACTTCATCTTGACCGCGCTAAGAAAGTAATGGGAGAGACAGTAACTCCTTACACAACGTTTCAGCGGAGGGTGAATCGCAAACTAGCGCAAGAAGCACTTGGTAAGTATGATGAGTTCTTGAAAGTTGCCCCTGTGATGACTGGTGCAATGAGCAAGGAAGGCATCATGGAGACAATCAAAGACCTAGTTAATGATAAAACCTTTGATAGAAAGAATCCTGAAACAGCAATGGCTAACTTTGAAAGACTAGTTCAGTCTCACCGACTGGTAGATGCCGCAGTTCTCTTCATGCTTGCTAACAATGTGCATCATGTTATCTATTCAGCATTCCATGAAACGCGACCTCATCTCGGTGGGTATTGGGGTAGTAGCCATTCTCCTGAACGAGAGGTAGAGTTATTCAATATTCATCTAAAACAAGCGTTGAGCGATGTGTTTAAACCATCAATAATCAAAGCATTCAATGCTTTTAATCTGAAAGAACTCAAGGCAGGAACAGTCCTTCCTAAGAGCAAGTGGGGGTACATCATCAAGTCCGATGGCGTGCCTGTAGTTCGTCTGTAAATTAACCAACTGGAGAAAGCGAAATGCAAAACTTTATATCACCTATCTGCATCAATCCTGATGTGCATAATATTCTTGCTGATGAATCCTCTAATGATATGAGAGAGAGAAACAAACTTCTAGTAGAGGTGTGTTCGTCTTTTAATCTGAAGGTGATGGACATAGCAAACAATAAACTAGAAGTTCATCTAGTGACTGCGGAGAACCATCTCAATGCGGGTTACATATGGTCTTCACGCACAGGCAATGGAGATACGATTTACTTCTACTCTAATCCATTAGTGTCCAAACAAAAAGGTAGCGCGAATAGTTCCGCAGATACGAGGGACTCTAAGAAGATTGCTACCCTGATTGCGAACATTCGTAAGCATGGTGAGATACCAACTGAGGAAGGATTGTCTAATACATACAAGGCGGGTATTCGTTCCGCTTTCAGGTCGATAGGAGAACGCTATGGACATGACCATTTCGAGATAGATGATTCATTGGCTTTGATAGCAACTAAGGTAGTTTTGGGTATTGACAAGGACATAATTGATAGTAATATCGAATCCCTCAAAGCCTGTTACAACAAGTACGTGAATAAGTTAAACGCTGTAAAACAATTAGAGTCTCATAAAGAAAGGTTCGCCAAGGGCGCAACCTTCATAGGTGTTATGAGTGACAACCACAATCTAAAGTACACCAAGACTTATTATCTAATTGGTGAGGCTTCATTCGATTTAGACAAAGATGAAGTAACGATTCATGGTGGTGTGAAACGCTATTCAACTCTTGCTGATACTTCAGTCGCGGCTGATGCAATGATTATCAGAACATACCTTGATGGTAAAGGTAGACCTGATAAAGACAACGAACTGAGTATGCAACGCAATGACCACTTCCATCATGAGATTGATGTGGCTCAAGGCTACAACAATTACAGAGAATTGTTTGCACTAATCCCCAAGCACCATGAATGAAAACTATGTACCCATGATGCACAGTTATCTGTTTGATAGTCTGCGCGTTCCTATGTTCATAGAAGGTGACGAGTATTGCATTTGTGTAGGCAAGGGTGAGTATCGCTACTACACCAAGGACACATTGCCTGACAGGGTAAAAGCATTGTTCTCAATGATTCACACAATACCGTTCAACGATAGACAACCTTGGGAGGTAACACCCATAGATGTTTATATCAACAATCAAGATGCGCGTCTCAACGAGACTGGCTGGCGCGTATCTGATTCTGTATACATACTAGTACTAGACAACTCAACTCTACAAGAGATGAAGGGAGGTGAGCATGACACCCGAAGGCAGAGTTAAACGCAAGGCTATTGCGGAACTACAAAAACTTGGTATGTACGTCTTCTTCCCCGCAACAGGGGGATTTGGTCGTTCAGGTATCCCTGACATCGTATGTTGTTACAAGGGAAAGTTCATTGGCATTGAGTGCAAGGCGCATGGCAACAAGCCCACTGCACTACAACAATCCAATCTAGAAGAGATTGTCAACAACGGTGGTATCGCTATCGTGGTCGACGAGACGAGCGTTTTTAATCTTAAACAAATCATTGAGGAGACAGAACTATGACTGAGAACGAGAAAGCATTCCCACGAAGCGTATCGAATAGCGGGCAATACGGCATGACCTTGCGTGATTACTTTGCGTCTAAGGCTATGCAAGGGTTGCTGTCTGGCTTACTTGCCGACGGCATGGACTTAGGTTGGAGTGATGTTGCTACTAACGCATACCAAATGGCAGACGCAATGATGAAAGCGAGGGAAGCATGACACCCGAAGACGAAGAGTTCAACCGTGTAGAGATGGAGTCTCGCATCAAGCAAGAGTACATACGCGACATGAAGCAACCATCAAGAGAACAACTAATGGCAGAGGTTGCTGTGCTAACTGAGTTGGTGCGCGTCTTGTCTGATAGGGTTGCTCAGTTGGAGAAGCCGTGGGTTGATTTGACAAAGGAAGAATGCTTTGAATTTTGTGTAAAACATAAAGACAATTCATTTAGTTTGCTGGTCGCAGTACAAGAAAAACTCATGGATAAGAACACATGACTGACTTATTGAAGCCACATCAATGCCCACGATGCTTTGGTCTATTCAAAGTGGGTGACAGGTTTTGGAATGACTCTGGAACTGTTTATCACTGGGTGTGTTGGGTTAATAAATCAAAGGAAACCATGACTGAAGAAGACGATGACATACAAGACTACAAGCGACCTTGGGTTGGTTTGTCTGAACAAGACATCAACGAACTTAAATTCAACCTACCCGACCTCTACTACTGGGTTGACGTAGTCAGAGCAACGGAGAAAAGATTAAAGGAGTTGAACACATGACTAAACGAGAAACCATAGTGGCATTCATTAAAGATATGTTGCGACCAAGAACGCTAAAAGAAATCATTGACATAGAGATGCGTGATGCAACTATATGCAAGATGCAAGCAGAGAAATCGCTTGAGTATGCAATGAGCGTTGTTGAATACAACCGCCAACGCATTCGTAGGCTGGAAGAGAAACTTTTAGAAATAGGAGAACAAGATGCTTGAAACAATCGCATGGGCAGTTATGTTAATGGTCATCGGGGGCGCAGTCGTAGTGATTGTTGCCGTATCAATTTTCATGTTGAGCAAAGATAAATGAAATGCCCAGTATGTAGTGCATGGTCATCAGTAAAACAAACAAGAGACTCGCCCACATTCGGGCATGTTAGAAGGAGAGAGTGTGCTAATGAACATAGATTCACAACCAAAGAAGTCTTTATCCCGCAAGAGGAAATTGACGAAGAACGAAGGAGTCATCTTGAAAGTATGCGCGAACGATTGGAATCCATTCGAGCGCGTAGACGGAAAACTATTAGAAAGGATACATAGAAAGAACTTGAAATCACAAACATCAACCCCAATTGAAGAAGCCCCCTTTTAACGGAGAAACAAAATGTCAAAAATGAATAAATCAAAACAAGTACTTGCTTACATTGCTAAGAACCCTAGAGCCAAACCCAAAGAGGTAGCAGAAGCGTGTGATGTGAAACTACATACTGTGTACAACATCACGTACACGGCAAGGAAGTCAGCATCCTCAGTGCCACTAACAACTCTAGCGTTCGAGGTCAGCAAGGGTAAAGTAAGGTCTAACGCTGAGATAAGAGACAGACTAGCCACGTTACCTATGGTACGAACTCACCCAGTCACAGGCAAACTGCTTATGCAAGGCGGTGCGGACATTGTGACTAAACATCACACTGATATGGTCAATGAACCTCCACACTACAAGACTGGCGGTATCGAAACTATTGACTTCATTGAAGCGAAGAAGTTAGATTACAACTTAGGCAATGCGGTGAAGTACATCACACGCGCAGACCACAAGGGCGATAAGCATGAAGACTTGTGCAAGGCGCGTTGGTATATAAACCGAGCCATTGCTAGTGTCTCTAATAACACTTGATTTCGAAACGTACTATACCGACAAAGACCTAGGGTTCAGAACACAAACAACGGAAGAATATATCCGTGACCCTAGGTTTGAAGTCATCGGTGTATCTGTACAGGTAAACGACGGTTCTCCAGTTTGGTTTTCAGGAGACCGTGAAACGACACGTAAGTGGCTTGCCCAGTTCAACTGGAAAGAAAGTCTCGTACTAGCACACAACACACTGTTTGACGGTGCAATACTGGCATGGCATTTCGGAATTAAACCTATGGCACTTGCAGATACTCTCTGCATGGCGCGCGCACTTCATGGCGTAGAGGTTGGCGGTTCACTCGCTAAACTCGCTACGCGCTACAACGTCGGAGTCAAAGGCGACGAGGTAGTTAAAGCAATCAACAAAAGACGAGTCGACTTCACACCAGAGGAGTTGGCTTTGTATGGTGAGTACTGCGTTAACGACGTTGACCTTACGTACAAGTTATTTCTGTTAATGATTCCTTCATTTCCCCAGGAGGAACTCAAACTGATTGACATGACGATAAAGATGTTTACAGAACCTGTTCTGTATCTCGAGCAGTCAACGTTACAAGAACGTCTAACAGAGTTACAAGAAGAGAAGAGCCGTCTGCTTCAAGGCTTGATGGAGCAACTCAAGTGCGCGAACGAAGAAGAGGTGCGGGAGAAACTCTCTAGCAATAAGAAGTTTGCAGAGGTAATAACTGGTTTCGGGATAAGTGTGCCGTACAAAACAAGTGTTACGACTGGCAAACAAATACCCGCACTAGCAAAAAAGGATGAAGGCTTCATCGCACTAACTGAGAATGATGACCCCTTTATTCAACAACTGTGCGCGGTTCGTCTTGGTACGAAGTCTACTTTAGAAGAGAAACGTATAGAGCGTTTCATGGATATCGGAAAACGTAATCGAGGCGCGTTACCCATTCCCTTGAAATACTATGGCGCACACACAGGGCGTTGGTCGGGTACTGACAAGGTGAACTTCCAAAACCTGCCGAGCCGTGACCCCAAGAAGAAGGCATTGAAGAAAGCCATCGTGCCACCTGACGGCTACATGGTGATTAACTCAGACTCATCGCAGATTGAAGCGAGGGTACTTGCTTGGCTTGCGGGTCAAGAGGATGTTGTTAAACAGTTTGCCAAGGGCGAAGATGTGTACTCCATATTTGCATCTAATGTGTATGGGAAAACAATCACTAAAGCAGACCCGACCGAACGGTTCGTGGGTAAGACATGCATTCTGGGTCTTGGCTACGGCACTGGGGCTATGAAGTTACAGCACACACTTGCCACCTCGCAGCCAGTAAGCGTCAAACTTGATGAAGAAGAGTGCAAGCGTATCGTGGGTGTCTATCGGGACAACAACAGTAGCATCATCGCGCTTTGGAGAGAAGCCGACCGCATGTTGGAGAACATGATAGATGGCAAGATTAAAAAGCCTATCGCGTTCGGTGAGTATGAGTGCGTTCACTACGACAAAGATGGAATCATCTTACCCAATGGCTTTCGCATCCGATACGCTAACTTGCGTCGCGTCACCAAGGATGACAAGACACAGATTGTTTACGATTCACGCAAGGGTGAAGTCTCAATTTGGGGTGGCGCAGTAGTTGAGAACGTAGTTCAAGCGTTGGCGCGTATCGTCGTAGGTACGCAGATGTGCGAGATAAACGATAGGTACAGAGTTGCTTTAACGGTTCACGATGCCGCAGTAGTTGTGGCAGACGAGGATGACGTTGATGATGCAATAGAGTTTGTAACAAGTGTGATGTCCAAAGCACCTGACTGGGCGCAAGGTTTGCCAGTCGCGTGTGAGGCAAAAGTAGGAGTAACTTATGGCGACGCATAAAGACAAAATCAATATCATTCCAACTCGCGGTGTTTCAGAAGAGACTTGGCAAAAGGCGATTGATATACAGAGAGAAAAATTAAATATTAACTACCATATTGTAAGTTTTGGAAGGTTTGCGGCTGGATACCACGCGCCAACCGTTAGAGATGCATTCATGGATAAGCAGTTTAGAGATAAGGCTTTTAGAGTAATTGGAGACCAAATAAACACTGTAAAAATTAATAAAACCAAATCTAAAATTGAAAGTGTTGATGGTGGAGTGGAGGCTTGGATAGATGGGATGACTAACTTCCCTAAGATTATTTTTGAACCTTCATTTTACCCGCCCGACAACTATGAAGACTTGTTTATAGAAGAAGGAAAAATACTTTTACCTTTTCCCAAGATAGTGATGATTACAGGTGGCGTACGCGCAGGCGATGAAAAAGTTGTACCCCCTGGTCATATTAATGAATTTGTATTTTGTGTAATAGAACAAGATGCAGACGACTTAAAGGGCATACTTGTACATTTAGTTGTGCAAAACCCTACTAACGGAAAGATAGGCATAGCGACAATATGCGTTTGTGTATCAGAAAACCCTGAATCGCACGTACTGGAAATAAGACCACTAATACCGCAATCACAAATTGGTTGGTTAGATGTGAATGAGATGCAAATGGTAATAAGTAGGGCTATGGAAACTATCTACATGATGACATTCCATGATGGTGAGGTATATATGTCTGCGCCAACACCAAGAGAGATACAAGTCAATCAAAAGAAGATTCGCAAGGGTAAGACCCCTTTGATTGAATTCAAACTAATAACCGTAACAGGCAAGAAGCGAGAATTGCCAAGCGTACCTCACGGCTCACACGCATCTCCAAAACAACATTGGAGGAGAGGACACTGGAGGAGCTATCGTTCAGGCAAGCGCAGTTGGGTTGCACCAATGCTTGTTGGGGATGAAGAGAATGGCAAAGTAGTCAAGGACTACGCTATTGGCAATTACCCTGAAGATGCTAATATACATTCCTCGAAACTCTCAGTTTAAAAACAGTCATGCAAACACACGAAGTGAAATGGTCTTACTCTGGTCTTAAAGACTACGACAACTGCCCTCGCCAGTACCACGAAGTAAAGGTACTAAAAAGGTACACCAAATTCCCTACTGAACAGATGCGCTACGGAACAGAAGTTCACAAAGCAGTAGAGGACTATGTAGGCGAGGGAAAACCCCTATTGCCAAACTATCAGAAATTTCAACGTCAACTTGACCCACTCATAGCGATGGAGGGTACTAAGTATCCTGAGTTGCGTATGGCAATCAACTTTGACCGAGAGCCATGCAAGTGGGGTGAATACTGGGTGCGTGGCATAGCCGACTTAGTAGTAATAAATGGTGACACAGCGTTTGTGGTTGACTATAAGACGGGTAGTAATAAGTACCCTGATTTAAAACAGTTACAACTCATGGCGTTAATGGTGTTTGCACACTACCCTGAAGTCCAACATGTGAAGGCAGGCTTGCTCTTTGTTGTGCATGAACACTTCATTCCCACTGAATACCATAGAAAAGATTTGGATACATTGTGGACAGATTTCTATCCAACACTTGAACGATTGCGACTATCGTACGAAAATGGCGCATGGCAAGAAAACCCGACTCCTCTTTGTGGTTGGTGTCCAGTAAAGATTTGCCAATTTCATAAATAAGGAACGGTAATGCCCTACGTAAACAAACCTAGACCATACAAAAAAGAATACGACCAAGAGAAGGAGCGTGGTGAACACGAACGACGTATGGAACGTCAGCGTGGGCGTCGCTCTATCGACAAGCGTGATACTGGTACGGTGATGGAAACTTCACCTAAACGCAAGGGCAAGGATGTTGCACACGTTGTCGCGCTTGATAAGGGTGGTTCAAACAAAAATGGACTACGCATAGAAAGTGCGGCAAAGAATCGTTCATTCAAACGCGACTCTAAGGGAAACCTCGTATCAGAAACTAGCAAAAAAGAACGTAAAAGAACTTGACAAATAAAAAACAGACCCCATAATATTAAATACGCTGTCAGGTGTGAGTGGGCAAATCAGAAACCGCATCAGTTAGTCGGCACGACGCTTTCTGACACATCTTCGGATGGGTACTCCAGTGCGACAGGACTAACGGACACCTCGGAAAGACGAGGACACAGTTTTGAAAGGTAGTATGGAAATAGTTAACAATAGTGCAGTCAGGATTCAATGCTCTACACAAGTAGCAAAGATGATTGAGTGCTACATCGAAAAAAGCGAAGTGCTTGATACAACAGATGGTGTATCAGACGTAATCGTTTATTGGGGTATTGACGAGATGCAACGTCTTGCACGCATATTCCCAAATAGCATCAAGGTTCCGTCGCCAATCGAGCGTGACTACGAGTGGCCTGGGATGTTTCAACCTTTCGATCATCAAAGAGATACTTCACGGTTTCTATCCGTTCACCGTCGTGCGTTCTGTTTCAACGAAGCAGGCACAGGCAAAACATCTGCGGCTATATGGGCGGCTGATTACCTGATGAATCAAGGCAAAGTACGTCGTGCGCTTGTGATTTGTCCTCTATCAATCATGCACAGCGCATGGCAAGCAGACTTGTTCAAGACTGCAATGCATCGCACTTGTGCCGTAGCACATGGTGCTACACCTAAACGTGAAAAGATTATTCGCAGTGACTATCAGTTTGTCATCATCAACTATGACGGTGTAGGTGTAGTTGAGAAGGCTATTGCTGAAGGTAAGTTTGATTTGATAATTGTTGATGAAGCCAACGCATACAAGAACACTGCTACTAGGCGTTGGAAAACATTAGCACGCTTAGTCAAGCCTGATACATACTTGTGGATGATGACTGGCACACCTGCCGCGCAATCACCTGAAGATGCGTTTGGTCTTGCAAGACTAGTTAACCCTGATGGTGTACCACGCTACAAGACTGCATGGCGCGATAAGGTCATGAGTCAAGTTACGCGCTTCAAGTGGTCGCCTAAACCTGAGTCGCGTGTCACTGTGTTTGATGCGTTGCAACCCGCTATACGCTATGAGAAGGCGCAATGTCTTGACCTACCTGATGTGGTCTATCAAACACGCTTAGTGCCGTTGTCACCACAAGCATCAAAGTACTATCGTGATCTCGTCAAAGAGATGCAGATTAAAACCGCAGGCGAAACTATCAGCACAGTTAATGCCGCAGCCTCACTTACCCGCTTGCTTCAATTGTCAGGCGGGGCTGTTTACACAGATGATGGCAACGTCGTTGAGTTCGATATAACACCGCGCTTGTCTGTCTTGCAAGAGGTGCTGGATGAAGCACTGCACAAGGTGCTTATCTTTATACCCTACAAACATACTCTGTCTTTAGTGCAGAAGCATTTGGAGTCCGCTGGTGTATCTAATGAGATTATCTCTGGTGATGTGACAGCTCTTCAGCGAGCAGATGTATTTAAAAACTTTCAGCAGAACACAGACCCAAGAGTTCTGTTGATACAACCACAAGCCGCATCCCACGGGGTAACCCTAACTGCGGCTGACACAGTAATATTTTGGTCTCCTGTTATGTCCGTAGAAACATACTTACAGTGTATAGCGCGTATCGATCGCGTCGGACAGAATAACAGCATGACAGTAATACACCTCCAAGGGTCTGAGGTGGAGCGGCGTATGTACACGATGTTGCAAAACAAAGTGTCCCTACACGAAAAATTGGTAGACCTGTATAAAGATGAACTCGAAGGAGAGAAACTATGAATGACGGAGAAGCGTTAGTAAAAGATTATCTTGAGATTCGTAAAATGCGCGAAGAATTGAAGGCAAAATACGACTCCCAAGATTCAGACCTCAAAGAAGCAATGGAAGAGATACAAGCCGCAATGCTCGCTGTATGCAACGAGACCAACATGAATGGTTTCCGCACATCACACGGCACTGTTACACGCACAGTGAAAGAGCGGTTCTTTTGTACTGATTGGGATCATTTTAAAGAGTTCGTCGAGCAAGAAGGCTCGATTGATTTGTTGGAGCGTCGTATCCATCAAAAGAACTTCAAAGAATTCATGTCCGAAAGAGCAGGCGATGGCTTGCCCCCAGGCGTGAATGCCTTGCGTGAGTACGATATTGTCGTGCGTAAGGCTTCAGCAACTAGTGAATTAACAGTTTAAGGAAAACAGTATTATGAGTAACGAACTCGCAAACATCATCAGTTCAGATAACAGCCTTGTTGAACTGGGTCTTGATGCAGACACCCTTGCAGTAGCAGGCGGTGCAACCAAAGGCAATAAGCGCATCTCTATTGAGGGGCGTGTGTTCCGCAAGATTGTTGGCGGTAAAGAGCAGAGTGTCAACACTGACAACTCAATGAACGTGATCATCGTCAAGATGGCTCACGAAGCATCGCGCACTTACTACAACCAGTCTTACAAGAAGGGCGTTAAGTTGTCCCCTGCTTGCTGGTCTAACGACTCTAAGGTTCCTGACCCAGAGGTTAAATCGCCAGCCGCGCTTACTTGCGCTGACTGCCCTAACTCTGTAAAGGGTTCAGGTCAAGGCGGTCAAGGCACTGCGTGCCGTCTGTCATGGCGCACTGCTGTCGTTCTTCCGAACGATCCCGCAGGAGATGTGTATCAGTTAGTGCTTCCAGCAACTAGCGCGTTTGGCAAGGAAGATAGCGGTAAATGGCCTTTCAGACCATATATCCAAATGCTTGCTAACAACAACGTGAGTGCAGGCAAGATCATTACAAAGATGCAATTTGATATCAACTCGCCAGTGCCTCGTCTGTTGTTCTCTCCAAGCAGCGCTGTCCCTCCTGAGATGCGTGAGACTATTCTTAACCAAAGCAAGTCCACTGCGGCGGAGAGTGCAGTCAAGTTGACTGTCTATAAGACAGACGGCGGTGACGAGGAAGAAGCACAACCTTCTACACAAGAAGCCATGCCTGAACCAACTGTTAACAAGACCGCTAAAGCGTCAGCTAAAAGCGAAGACGTGACAGACATTGTTAAGAAGTGGTCTAAGAAGTAATGGCTAGAGGATATGGCTCTGACCTACTGGACACGGTAGAGAACACTAAAACATACAGGCTAGGCATTGACTTAGCCAGTACATGTATCAAAGCAGGCTTGCCTGCTACATACGTTGCGCAAGTGTTCGACACCACACGGATGACTATCCATTCGTGGTTCAGGGGCGGGGTCATCCGCTACGCCAAACGAGCCAAGATAGAAGTGTTTATCAAACTAGTTGAGGAGGACTTAGCCAAAGGTATCTTGCCTTGCAAGAACCTACGTGATGCGCGTGCGTATTTGAAAGATATGGTCGGCAAACCGATAACTTCCGCGAATCACAAATAGCCGAACTGACTTAGGTCAGTTCATCTTTCACAGCGGAGTAACTTCCGCTTTTTCGTCTCTGCGAATATGAACCAACAATTTTTTGAGAAAATCTTCCCTGCGCAGGGTAACGTATGTATAGCTGGAATAGACAAAGAAGGAATCATTAAACCAAAATTTGCAACTAGTGTTGGAGACGCTATTGCACTTGCACAAAGATTTATTGATATTCAACACAATGTTTATTTCACACCTGGTACTTACGAAGGCTTGCGCCGCAAGCAAGAGAACTGCATATACGTAAAAGCATTTTTCCTTGACATCGATGTTGAGCATGGGAAAGACACCTACCCTTCAAAGGAAGCGGCACTAAAAGACTTAGAACGTTTCTGTGAAGAAATCAACTGGCCCCAACCTGTCTTAATAGATTCGGGTGGTGGCATACATGCTTACTGGATATTTGATGAGGAGATGCCCGCTGAAAAGTGGGTGCCCTACGCTAAGAAGTTCAAGCAACTCTGCACAGACCGCGAATTGCTTATCGACCAAGCAGTAGCAGCAGACTCAGCTCGCTTGATGCGCGTGCCTGGGACAAGCAACTATAGATATGATCCTCCAACACCGTCTGTGATGTTGACGGATGTTTATACCTACAGCTTTGATCGCCTCGCGCCAGCATTGGGCGAGATCGAAGAGAAGTTCGACTTGCGTAATGTTGAGAAAGGACTCGACGAAGACACACAAGCAATCTACGACAAACTCAATGGCAACTTTGAATATGACTTTCAAAAGATTGCAGTTGACAGCCTAGAAGGAAATGGTTGTGCACAAATTAAATACATACTCGAAGAGCAAGCTGATTGCCCAGAGCCACTCTGGTACGCTGGACTATCTGTCGCCGCTCGGTGTCGTGATGGCGCTACTGCCATACATGGAATGTCAGATGAACATCCTAACTACACATGGGGTGAAACAGAACGAAAAGCAGAACAATCAAAACGAGAAGCCGCTTGGTCTCACAGTTGCGACGCCTTTGCTAAAGAAAACCCAAGCGGATGCGTTGGGTGTCCCCATCGCTCTAGGCTTGGAAAAGTTGGGCCTATCGGACTTGGAAAAGTCATCAAGATTGCCCAACACACATCTTATGAACAACTTGACGGAGAACCTAATGGAAGCACAAGCGGACAAACAGAAGATCAAGAGGAATCAGTTCGGGAAGAGCCGAATACCAAAGAAGTTTTCTTCCCCGACTACCTCCAGCCCTACTTCAGAGGAGTCAATGGCGGCATCTACTACAGCCCTCCCCCAAGAAGAGACAAAAAAGGCAAACTAGTTCAAGACGATCCCGAACTACTATCACCCTTCGACGTTTATCCAATCCAGCGTATTTACAGTACGCACGACGGCGAATGCTTGGTCATGCGCATCGACTTTCCAAAAGACGAATCGCGTGAATTTATTCTTCCACTAAAAGACGTTGGTCTGTACGACAAACTCAAGATTATTCTTCTAAGTAATGGTCTGAAGTTTGAACCGTCTAACGCACCCAAGATGGCGAGTTACATCATGAAATGGTCAACATACTTAACAACTATCAAGAAAGCAGAGGTTATGAGAATGCAACAAGGTTGGACTTCAGAGAAATGCGATTCGTTTGTTATCGGTACTACGGAGTACATGGCAGACGGCACAACAAGACAATGCCCTCCTTCACCATTAGTGAAGAACATTGTTCGTAACATCAGGCCGAATGGCACGTTAGAAGATTGGAAGAAGTCAATCTCTATGTTCGGGGACCCAGGGTACGAATGGCACGCCTTTTCTGTGCTGTGCGGATTTGCAAGCCCATTGATGGAATTTACCAATGTCAACGGAGTGATACTTTCTCTCTATGGCAAGTCGGGCTTCGGTAAGACTGGTGCGCTGTATGGTGCGCTAAGTATTTGGGGTCACCCTGAGAACCTAGCAGTGTTCGATGCGACACAGAACGCACTGATTACTCGCATGATTGCCTGTAAGAACCTGCCTTTTGGTCTGGATGAACAGTCAAACACAGATGGAAAGATTCTGTCTCACGTAGCCTACAACGTCTCATCTGGTCAGCCTAAGTTACGTATGCAAGCGTCTACTAACCAAGAGCGCGAAGCATCGTTCATTACCAAACTTATCTCGGTCATCACAACCAACACCAGACTGCGCGATGCAATGTCTCAGTACAAAGGTGATACGAACCCAGAAGAGATGCGTATTCTTGAGCCAATCATCCAACGCCCTAACGTAGAGGGGTACGAGTTGACAGATGAGCGTGGCATGTTAATGTTTGAGACGTTGAAGTCCCACTTCGGTCACGCGGGCCCACTGTACATACAAGAGTTATTTAGAATAACAACAGAAGAAGTTAAGCGCCGCGCTACCAAAGAGTATCTTAACGTCGGTGAGAAGTACACCAAGAACGCAGAGTACCGCTTCCTGTCTAACCTAGTTGCTATCACTAGAGTTGCAGGCAACATCACCAACAACATGGGTCTGACTGATTTTGACTTAGACCGTATCTTTGCTGTGGTTGGAGTTGACTTCGAGAAGATTATTGACGGCAAGCAGGAAGAAGACGATAGCAAAGCAGAGAGCGTACTTGGTGACTTCATCAACAAGAACATTCAGAACACTTTGGTTATCCGTGACGGACGTGTAGTTGCTGATCCTAAACAGGCGCTCTACATCCGTGCCGAGGTAGACGAAAACACTATATGGGTTTCATCTGCCGCCATGAAAGAGTACCTCAAGACTGTAAAGTTAGGCACGACTTGGTTTGAATCTGAGTTAACTCGCAAGGGCATCTTGAAGCACAAAGACCGTAAGCAGATGGCTAGTGGCTGGAAGTCTGCGTTTGGTTCAACAAACATTCAGGCATACCGCATCGTCATGGACATCAGTCACTTATTCCAAGATGAGCAAGAAGCCGTCTCCGAATGACACTCCGTTCGATGAACCGACATGGGTCTTCCCCTACGCTGGAATGAGTGTGGGGGATAGCTTCTTCTTGCCTACGATGAAGCCAGCATACATGGCGTACATCATCGATACGACAGCTAAGAAGTCTGGTGTGGTTATGAAAGTGTTTACGACAACCGAGGAGGGTTTCCTCGGTGTCCGTGCATGGCGTATGAGTTAAGGCTTGATACCCATCTCCGCAAACATATCCAGTAGTTGACGTTTGACAATGTTTGACATGCCATTTATTTCTTCTAACTGGAGTTTGCGTTCACGTGGAGTCAACTCATCGCTAGCTCTGATCTGATTAGCAGCCGCACGTAACTGTCTTAGTTGACCGTTGACTTGATGATTGTAAAACTGAACCGCAGCATACTCGTCTTGGTGTGAGTCTAAGTAACTACTTAACAACTCTGGTTTGTCCTTTAGCGCGTTGATGCGTTTATCAAACCCTTTGATTTGCTCTTCAACTTTGCTGAACTCGCGGGCATCTATGTTTGACTTAGTGCCGATAAAACTACCAATAAACGGTATATCGTTCTTTGGGTCAAACCCTTTTTGACCTGCTACTGTTAGTCCAAGGTTAGTAACTGCCGTAGCCATCTTTGCCGCACCATCAGCATAGTTATTAGCGAAGAAGTACATGGTGTTTGGACTCCAGTCAACTGCACCATCAGTTGCTTTAAACAGCATACGAGCCGCCATCTTATAGGCTTCAGGGATGTTGTCACCACCTGTGTATGCATCACCAAAGCGTGTCTGACGATTGTTGTAAATCTCACGACCCAAACCATCCATGTTCATCACGTACTCAAAGAACGGACGGAATGCAGATGGAGTTACTGAGTCCATAGCCCATGCAGGGAAGTTTTCTATTGGACTGATGCGCGAGATTGGCAGCGGCAAGAACGAGTCCATACCGACAGTCATGATGTTAGAGAATGCTTCAGCAATAGACACACGCCCAGTGGATAGAGCCGCAATCTGAGAGCCAGCAGATGCAAAAGCACCAGGCCCGAAGCCCCAAGGCAACTGGATTGGGTTCTCAATTCCTGGGATGAAGAATCTAGCGTAGCGAGTCCAACGCGCCATATCATCTGTAGCGATACGGTTGCGACCTTGGTCATCGTCACCAGCCATCATCAGAGCCATCATGTAGAACGCCACACCGATGCCAGCCATAGTAGCCATCATGCGACGTGCAGCGTACTGACGCTCATTCATAATCTCGACAGCTTGGTCAATCTGCGCTTTAGTGCGACCTTCAGCTTCAGCTTCCTTGCGGAACTGCTCTTCATTAAAACTAAATGCAGGAGCCAGCGCCTCGATAGCACGGACAGCACCAGTAGCGGCAGGACGGAAGAACATGAATAGCGCACCAGCCTGTTTACCCCAACGACCGATCTGCTCGAAGTTGGCAAGGTTCTTAGCATACTCAACGGCACGAATCCTTGCGTCTTCTTTTGCCTCTGAGGGATTCATCTTGTTCTTCAAGTTCTGGTTGTAGTACTCATCCTTGATCAATCTATAGGCCGCTACACGGCTGGACAATTCAAACATGTCGTTATAGATGTCGATGAATTTATCTACTTGGTCTTTCTTCTTGAGAATGCCAGAACGACCGACTTCTTTAATAAGTTCATCTAGCGCACCTCTAGCGGCAACGCCTTGCAGATAAGAAACGCGACCACCCATCTCGACATAATCAGCCAGATCACGGTAGTAACGCTCTTGTTCGTCTAGGCTTTCGTAAGGTTTACTGCCACCTGCAAGACGTTTTATCTCATCAAACTTACCGTCAGCGTAGAGTCTTGAATAGTTCAGCGCTCTAGCAAGGCCGTTGTTGGCAACATCAGATGCCATACCGCTAAGTAACTTACCGCCTGTTACAGGGTCAAACTCAGCGCCAATGATTCCAGCGTTAGTGAATGAATCTCGCACAAAGTTCATCGGCGCGAAAGCAGGGTTGTAGCGAGTGTGTGTCTGACCAATACCGCTAGTGATCTGATCGACCATGTTAATCAGTGGGTTGGTTGTCTTTGTACTACGCTTGATGGCTTCAGCCATATCCTTGCCGTTAATTTGCCATACATCAATAGTGCCATCAGGTTTGTACAAGAAGATTTTGTTTGGACCTGTAATGTCTGTTCTAGTTGTACGACCAGCATAGCGATCAGAGAACTTAATAGTATCTTTAAACTCGCCCTTGATGATCCCAGACTTGATTGCGTTGACGATAGTCTCAGGCAATATCTTGCGCCCCGCATTTAGTGCGGCAGATGCTCCGTCAGCAAGTGACTGAAGGATTGGGTTTTCAGATTCAGACATACGACCCTTGAACGGGTCTTGCAGTTTTGTGAACTCACCGCCTAGACGCCTACCGTCAAAGTTAAACTCTTCGTCAATCGTACGGTTTTCTGGTCTACCCTTGAACGGCACATAGTCTTTGAACCCGTAGAAGTCTACAAAGTTTGCAACAGGCTCAGACCAATAGTTGGCTTCTTTGTTGAGCTTGATTGTTTTCTTATTCAGATCACGCAGTGCTTGTGACACAGCATCGATCTCTGCCTTGTATTCTGGGCGGTCTAATGTATCTCTGAATGCTTGTATCTCTTGTGGTGAGCGACCAGCAATCACGTTGTATCTTTCGTTAGACTCATCAAAATATGCTGCTTCTACAGGTACAGTCTTACCATTCTTATCTTTTTTAATCTTTAGACGGGACTTAGGATCAGCTACTATGGTCTCAAGCATCTGACGCAGTTTCTGTGCGCGAGCAGTGCGTTGCTCGTCAGTCAAACCGGGTGTTGGCTCTGTGAGTGTATCGATAATGTTCTGACGGATAGTAGCCGCAGCGTAGTACTCGTTACCTATCTTGTAAGTTGGGTTGTCATCCAACGGCACATTCAACAGGTACTTGACGTGGCGACGCTCTGGCTCATGGCGAGCCTGCATTATTAGATGCAGTTTAGATAGTGCTTCCTTCACAGGAATGCCAAGTTTTGCTGCATAGGCTTCTACCGCTTTGTCTACAGCAATACTTTCTGAACGCACTTCAGTGTTGTACTTATGTACGGCTATACCAATAGAACGGCTGAAAGCGTTGTAGACATCATTAGCGTTTTCACCTACAGCAGTCACAAGACCAAACATGCGGGCACGGTCAAACAATACCTTTAATAGGTAGCGGTCATTCTGGAAGAACTCAACTGCGGACTGGAAGCCCTTCTTGGTAAACAAGTTCTTAAAGAATACTTTAGGTGTGCGGTCTTTAAGCTCTACGTTTTTCTCAGCTTCTGCTGTCATTTGTTCAGCAGACTGCTGACCTGGTGTGGTGGCCTGAACTGTTTTAGCAGAACCCTTAGATGGCAGTGTGTCTCCAAAGCCTTCTTTGCCAGCAAGTTTAGTTATACCACCTTCAGGCGCGGCAAGAATATCTTCCGTAGCCATGAACAATTCCATCAAAGCGTTGCCCCGATATCCTGGCTCAGTGTTACGGATGCGATCTAGATTAGTTACTCCAGCCTTGCGGAATAATTGGCTTGTTATATCTTTAGGTTTACCCTCACCGCCTTTTGTTATAGCGGCTTCTTTAGCTAGTTCTTCAGGGTTATCGTATAACGCTTCTTGATCAAACGCCGCTTTTTCAGCAGGTGTTAATTCGCCGCGTGATTCTTTTTCCACCAACTCCATAGCGGCGTCAATTCTTTCTTGTTCAGAAAGTTCTTCGTCTTTTTGTTTTTTAGTTTTGCGCGGCGCTTCGTAACCTTTAGCCTCTGAAAACTCAGTTGGCGTTTTCTGCGCCATTGAACCTAAACGCGCTGGAGTTAGCCCAAGTTTTGTTATGCCAATCCCAGCAGCAATCTTGTTGATTTCATCAAACAGTTGATAGACGCCAACAACCCTCTTAATGCCTCTTCTTTTCTCGACGCCTGTTGGATTGCGCGTTGCTTCAGATACAACAACTAATTTTTTGTTGTACTTGTCTATAAGTTGTTTAGCTTGTCTTACAGCACCAGAGTCTTCTGTTAATGCAGTATTAGTGCTTGCAGAATTTCTACCGACAAAAGACATTGCCGCTGGGTTAATTACTTCAGCTTTAATTCTTTCAATCGCATCCGCAAGAAGTTTTTTGTTAGCGCCGTCGCGTACTTGAGTCTCCCACGCTTCTCGCTCTCTCATGTCTTGTATAGCAGCTGCGTCATCTTTAGAGTTCTCTGAACCAACTAAGTATTTGGTAACTTTTGCGTTAGGCCGGAACAACTGATATAGATGCGCAATAGCGCCAACAAACTGACCCCATAAGGTGTCAAACAAGTTTTCGTACCCGCGCAAAGCACGTTCACGGCGCTCAACCAACTCAGGGTCTTGCTCCGCAGTTTTGTTTGTGTATTTAGTAAGGCTAGGCTTTTGTATCTTATGCAGTTCGTTTTGGAACTCTAGGTCAGTCATGGCGTAAGCCACGAACTCATACAAGTTGTCAAATGCATTCTTGTACTTGTCAGCAGTGATAACTGACTTAGCAACAGAGGCAATATCTTCCAGATGCTTAATAGCTTCGCGCTGGTTCTTGGTCAGCGAGTCTGGATCAGAATAGTATTTATTGATGAGTTTGACAGTTGCAGCGTGCGTAAGCTCGTGCAGTAGCGTCGCCTCATCGAGTCCGAATGGCCCAAGGATTACAGTGTTTGTTCTGTAGTTGTACTCACCTATTGTGTTAAATACAAGTTTTGGATCAAACGCAACGTTGACTTTGAAGTCTTTTATGTCTAACAGTTTTTCAGCAAGGTTCTTGAAAACCAACGAAGAAAATACTTTGTTAGCCATCAATGCTTGCTGCTGTGGCGTGTTATTACTGATCTGTCTTTTTTCAACTGTGAATGAGTCGCCATATCTATCAGCGTAGGCTTCAAAGTCGCCCAGACTCAATACGTTGCCAATCTTGAATGGCACTTCGTCTTTTATATCGTCATTGATTTCAGTGACTGTGTAGCCATAGCGCACACGCCCAAATTTAGACTTGCCAATCTTTATACCCTTGGCGTCTTGTCTAAGATACTCTAAAGCAGCCTTGACATCACCACGGCGCAACTTAACAAGAATACCTAACGGCAACAAACTGCCTTTACCTGCTGGCTGATTCTTGCGCTCTTGTTGCGCTTGACGATACATCTGTCCTATGGCTATTGCTTCCGCGTCAGTAGCGGCATCTTTAGCTTTCTCGCCTTTGGCTTCTAGTTCTACTTGTTCTTTGACAAGGTTCAACGCCAAAGCCTGCTCTAAAACAGTATCGTTTACGTTTGCTGAACCAAATAGATTTTTACTGGCTCTAGATAAACTTTCCCAAGGGGGTAACGTGCCAATAGATGGGAACAGTTTGCGCTGGTCTTCATAGCGTATACCCATAGCAGCGTCGGCTTTAGCCAATGTTTGCGTGGCTTCTTTGTCTTGTCCAAGTTGCGTAGCTTGCCTGCCAACTGCTTCCGACTGCGAACGCTTTTTATCTAGATGCTCACCTACTTTTTGAACCGCGCTATCTATGGCTGCCTGTCTTTGCTCTGGTGTTTTTGTAGATAAGGCAGATGGAGTTATATCAGGCCCAGTTATGTTGCTAAGAAAGATTCTTACAGCATCTGGGTTTTCTCTTAAAAGGTCACTAAATTTAGGCGTTACTGTGCCAGCAGCTTTGGCTTTAAATTTTGCGTTGTGTTCAGCAGCCGCCGCTTCATAAGCATTAACAACTGCGGGAGATATACGATTCTTCAAAGAATCTAACTCAGCAAGCGAACTTTCAATCGCTGCTATTAAAGATTCTTCGTCATCATACTTAGATGCATCTACTTCTGCATCGGCTGCTAATTCAAGCAGTTCAGGATCAAACCCTTCGCCTTTAGACGGAAGTTTGTCTTGTTTCTTTTTCTTGAATTCTTCTAGTCTGTTACGTAAGTCAAACTTTTTAACTGGCGCTTCTTGTTTAGGTGCTTCAGCCGTTGCCGCAGGTGGTGCAGTGAAGTCAGGTACATCTTGATCCGCTTCCCCAGACGCAAGTAAATCAGCTACTGTGTAATTTACTGGAGCGGACTGTGTAGCTTCTCCGAGATCAGCGCCTGTAGCATTCTCTCCAGGACGAACCATTCCTGTGGATTCAGCTCCTCCAGTCCCTCCGGCGGGTGCGTTTGTATCGGTTGCGCCAGGTACGCTAGCGCCTTCTCCACCTGTTTGAGCGATAGGTTGTCCAGCATCTTGTCCTCCTGTTGTAGACTCTTCGCCATAACGCCCAAAAGATTCCGCTTTTGTTGCAAGCGCGGCGCGTTCAGCGTCTATTTCTGCCTTTATTCTTTCGTTTTTTGCTATACGCCCTTTTAAAAGCCCAGCTTCTTGTTCAGTTAAAGAAGGTTTGCTTTGTAGGATTGCAATTTCTTTTACGCGATTATCGTAGTCTGCTTGCTTTGCATCGATATTAGGAGTAGTTGCCGCAGCAGGAGCCGCAGGCATAACAAACCCTTCTGGAAGGGCTTCTAGTGTTTCATTGCCAGTAAAGGCCATGCCCTTGCCACCGGGTGGTAGCGGCGTCTCGGGCGTAGTTTCATCTGTTATCTCTCCGCCGGGTGGGACTTCCTGTTGAGTTTGTTGTGTTTGTGTCTCTGTAGAAGGTGGTGCTGTTGGGCCCTTGCCAAACGCTACATCAGTAGCCGCAGTTATACCTGCGCCACCAAAGCCACCTTTTAGACCTGCATTGATGAATCGCTCAAAGTTCTTCTCGGAGAAAAACTGCTGGTTCTTGTCAACAAACTTTTCAGCCGCAGCAGACGATACTTCCTGTAGCGCCTCAGTGCCACCCTCAGAGATAAAGCCTTGGACTGCGCCTTTGCCCGCACGCTTGTACCACGCGGCTGCAACTTCTTCTGGGCTGACTCCAGCCTTAGACATCTTGCGTAACAAAGCAATAGGAGTAATTGCATCTAGCGCAGAGTTAAACGCACCGAATGCTAGAGCCGCGCCAAGGTCTTGCTTACCTGTCGCCTCATAAATGTTTTGGTAAACGTCAGGGACGTTCTGTGCCGCAGAGCCAGCCAACGCGCCAGCGGTTTGGTACTTCAACCCGATCTTTTGCGCTTCTTTTATACCAGCATCTAATGCTTGTTTTTTAATGGCTTCGAGAGTAGCGGCTTGGATTGGCCCTGCTTCCATAGCTTTTACAACGCCACGACTTGCCACTTGTTCTGCGGCCTGCATAGCAGCAGCCTGTGCGCCACGACCTGCTACGCCAGCTAGTCCACCAGTAAGAACGCTTGGCAATATGGACGGTAGTGCTTCACCAATCGACTCTTTTACATAGGTTAGCGCTTTGCCAACGCTATCGATATCTTTGTATGACGCAACTTCTGCGGGATAAAGTCTTTCAGTTTCTTTCTGGTATGCAGCAGCCTCTTCCATTTGCCGTCTTGCATAGTCATTAGCACCAACTGCCTTACCAAGCATGGCTGGAGCAACGTCACCTAATAGAGATGTGATGCCGCGACCACCGCGTATGACGGATGGAATGAAGCCAGTTTCTCCCTTTTGTTCTACGGGAGCAAGAGGAGCAGGTTCTGGCTCCATACCGCCCATGTTTAGATACTGATCTAAAAAGAACGATGCTTCTTTCGTACTTAATCCGGGCGGGCCATCAAAGCGATATGCCTTACCGTCAGCACCCTTTGCGCGGTATGTCGCCATGATTATCCTTCGTCGTCTTCGGTGTCAGGTCTTACGCCATAGATAGGCATGGCGCTCTTCATGTGTTGTCTCAAACGTTGATTGAACAGTTGGTCGTAACTAGTAATGCCTTGTTTTTCAAGAGCTTTACGATCCGCTATGTTTTCCCACTGCTTAGTAGCTTCTCTAGATGCAAGGTTTCTAGCCTGTGCTTGTCCAGAATAGTAGGCTTTGATTCCAGGGTTGGAAGCAGACGAAGCGCGTTGCGCCAAGATTCCTTCGCGTGCTTTGTTGCTACGTATGGTTTCACCCAATGTAGCCTCATGCTGTTTAAGCATACGTATGTTCTGGTACGCAGATAGCATTGCTGTCTTGTCGTTCTTGCGTTCAGCAATTTTTAGTTTTTGATACTCAAGGTTAAGTTTGAGGTTGGTATCTTCCAATGCATCAATACCTCTTTGTGCCTCATTAGCAAACTGCATAGATGCTGGAGCGGCTTCCGCAGTACTTTCAAGAAGACCACGTATACCTTTAGACTTTCCAGATTTACTAGCAGCTTGGGCTATCTGAGCGCCAGAGTTAGCCAAGAATCCGTAGAACGCTCTTTGCTTGGCCTCATCTACTTTTCCTTCACGTTTGCCAAGCAAATCTTCCATACGTTTATTAGCAGCTTCGGCTTCTGGGTCTTTAAAAAACTCTTTGACTCTAGCCATTTCAGTTTCAAAGTCGTCCTTACCACCAGCACCGCCAGCGCCACCAGCACCACCTATTCTTGGTCCACCAGCACCACCAGCGTTTTGTGATGGTTTAGCTTTTTCTTTACCCATCATTGCAGCTACACCTGCTGCGCCTAGACTTGCATCGGTTGCGCCTAAGTTTTCACCCATTTCCATTTTTGGTTTTATACCTCTAAGCCTATCACTAGCAGCTTTTACTTCCGCGTCATTTGCTGCAATCGCTTCTTTAGTTGCTTGACCAAAGAAACCAGGCCCGCGTCTATTTGCTTCCAATAAATCTTTATATGCTTGATTTCTTTCAGCATATTGTTTTTGATATTCATTTCCAGACTTTAAATTCTCAGGAAGCATTTCTCTAAAGCGACTTGTTGTACCGCCCTCATCAAACGCCAAGATGCCACCGCCCGCAGCACTCACAATGTCATCAGACATGTAAGGCGGAACCATGCTTGCTACACCTTGTTTTTCAGACGCACGCATAGCCATCTCATCTTGAGCGGCACGGAACTCTGCTGGAGAAGATGGGCGTTGTAAGATTGCTTGTAGTTGTTCGTCAGATAATTTATCAACAGAATCCGCCATTTGGTATGGGTCATTCATTGCGCCTGTTATGCCACCGTCCTCATAACTTTGGACTTCGCCACCTTCAGCAAATACACCAGCCTGTTTACCTAATCCAGCCAAACCAAGAGCGCCAACGCCTAGACCAGCAATCTGTCCTATAGCACTGCCGGGTGGTTGATACATCTGTGCGGTAGATTGTTGACCCAGTGGCAAACCACGGATCATGTCAGACATAAAACCCAACTGCTTGTATGGGTAGTTCTGTTGGTTCTGGAAATCTCCGTATGCTTGTGTAAGCCCCTGCTGTTGCAACGCCTGCTGTTGCCCACCATACTGCGCTTGCAGTTGGTTAATACCCATGTTCTGTTGATATTGATTTTGACCTAACTGACCCAACTGACCAGCGGCTTGATTAGCCATGCCATAACCTGCAAGTTGGTTCTGCATATTCTGGTTGTACTGATTTTGTGCGTTGGTATACGCAGTGTTCAAGCCCTGACCGTAGATTTGATTTAGACCCGTATTACGATTACGTTCATTCTCCGCAGCCATGATCGCTTCACGGGAACCGCCAAACGCGCCCGCTTGTGTTGCCGCGCTCTGTTGTCTAGTCGCACCAATATCATATTGACGATTAGCCTCCGCTAGTTGAGGAGCCAAAATCTGATTCATGTACGGGTTCATGTACCCGCCAACTTGATTTTGGAATCCGTAGGGGTTAGCTTGCCCAGCAACATCTAACCCGCCAAGTGCTGCGCCAGTAGCGGCTGCCGTACCCTGACCTATTTGCGGTGCCGCAGTCATGTTTTGAGCACTCTGCATAGCCTGTTGCTGCATTGGGGAAAACCCTGCAATCCGATCACCTGAATACGTTTGGTATGGGTTTTGGTTAGTATCGGTTAATGCCTGACCTTTAGCCAGTGTGTCCTTGGCGTAACCTCTTGCCCACTCTGGTAACTCAGTAGTTTGGGTGTTTGTAGCCGTAGTATTTGCAGGAGCAGAACCACCACCGCCACCACCAGGGTCTTGTGGGCCACTCAATGGCATAAGGCTTCTTTTTAATGCTAATAAGTCCATCTCAGACCTCTTTAAAAAACTTTTGATACATTACACTTTGCACGGCATAGCCATACTTGTTGCTGGTTCTTTTCCAACCCGGACGACCTACAAACTCAATACCAGCACAACCTGCATCTTTGGCAACTTGTTCAGCTATGGTTTGCATTTCATCTTCAATTTGATCCATTGTCCACGCCGTCATAGCGCAATACTGAATAGTTAACATTTTGCATTGCGGATATTGTTTTATTTCTGTTATTAAATGTCCGTAGGCTGTATCCCCATCATGCACAGCCCACAAATGCATTTGCCCATTTAAAACAAATCTAACAATATCGTCAACTGTTACCCTACCTCGTGACCAATCTGAAGACTCCTTCAGAAATGGAAAAAGGCTAGGTATAACCCCAGCCACTTGTCCTACAGGCACAAAACTTATTTTCATGCGGGCAAATACTTATCTGCCCGACTATTTTTTGCCACTTTTCCTTTACCAACAGTTTGCCTACGAGCCGACTGAACTCTGTCCATCATGGCATAGAGTTTACGTGCGCCAGCCTCAGTTGAGCCGTTGCCAATCTCAGAAACAATACGAGCGGGAACTACAAACTCACCATCAGCTAGACGAGCGGGTTGTTTCTTACCAATCATGGCAGGGATCGAATCAGATACGCCATCTCCCGGCCCGCGAAGTAAGCGCCCACCATCAGAATAGCCACCCAAGTTATATCCCGCATCTGAGATACCTCCCGAAGCCATCTGCATAGGTTGTGGAGCAGATGCGTTACCCGACTGCTGGCGTTGCATCAAAGAAGATAGCAACCCTATCATTTGCTGTGGGTTACCACCAAAAGCGCGTGTACCTTGAGGTTGGAACGTATCGCCTTCGAATGTGTTTCCTTGTGGAAGGTCTTGGTAAGCGGGATGCGCCATACCATTGGCACCAAGTCCGTTAGCGCCTGTATTGTTCTGCCCAGTGAACCCAGTCTGACTTCCGCCACCAGAGCCTGCGGCACTGTAACCATTAGCGCCACCACCGCCAAAGCCACCACTGCTTCCGTTACCAAAGTCAAGTGGAATATTTAAATCAAGATGACCGCTACCGGAAATACCGCCGTCAGCCATGCGAGTGCCTTGCATACTGGGTTCGCCAGACATAGCATTCACTGCGCCACCACCGGAGGGAGCCACCATGTTAGCCAACATATTAGTAGACTGAGGGGTCTGATAAGGCGTAGCAAAAGATGACGTTGCCATATTAGCCATTGGATACATGGTGTTTGCGCCCACAGCCGCGTTATTAGACATCTGTTCTACTGGCCCACCATCTGCAAAACCATAGATATTTTTGGCTTCATCCTTAGAAACTTTTGTATATCCCCTTGTTGGGTAGTAATTTTGTTCTTTACCAAAGTTATCCTGTTGAGTCAACATTGCATCATACGATGGCACATCAGGCGTTGGAAGCGGTTGTGCCGCGCCAGCACTATACGAATAACGCTGTCCCATATCTTTGTCAACTACGGGTGCAACGGACTCGTCTTTTGGTTGTTGGGCTATTGCTGGAGCCGCTAAAGAAGTTAAAGTGCCTACGCGACTCATAGTAGTGTCGCCTAATTTGTTGTATACACTGCTAAACCCATTAGGGTCTGTAAATGCAGATTTAACACCCTGCCCCATCATGTCTACTTTACCCATAAAATCTGTGGGTTTTGCGTTAGCCAAAGCGGTGTTATAAGTATCTGTAGCGGATGTACCTAACCCACGCATTTGGTCAGCGTATGCTTCTGGAGAAAGGGCATTTGCCCCGCCAGCAAGTTGATTGGTAGTTGCGTTCTTAATTGCTTCTTGTTGCGCCAAATATTCTGGTTTATTTGCTAGGCTTGCGGCAGTGGCTTGCTCCATACCTTGAGCAGCTAAAGCCTCACCTAACCCCGCGCCACCATATGCGCCCATTCCAGCGGATAACGCTCCCATTAAACCAGCTTTGGGGTTAAGTAAATAGCTACCAGCGCCTACCATCAAACCAGCGCCCATAGCAGATGAAGCAACGCCAAAACCTGCTGGACCGAGAGCCGCGCCAGCAACTATTGGTAAAAGCATAGAAAGAAAACCCGCTTCGGGTAAGCCAGTCTGTGGGTTAATAGTTAGTTGACCCCCATGCGCCATAGCCAAGTCGTTAAGACTTTTAACCTCACCACGGGACATGTGAACGAGCGTGTCGTCAGGTCCACGACCTTTAGTAGATAAATGTTGGGCGGCAAGTTGTAGGCTCATTTTTGCCTCGTAGATAGGGGGTTAATTGAGTTTATCACGCCTTAATCCTTAATGGGTAACTAGATGCGGCCCCACCAGACGTATCGTAGTAAATATCGCCAGAGCGCAGAAGAGCAAAATCAGCCTGTGTTGGAAGACTAATAACGTATACGGCTGGCGAAGTTGGGTTTGGTTGAGCACAACTTAAAGCTGAGATTACCTCTGCTGGAACAGAACCCTGCGCTGGCTTTCTCTGCGTTGATACCAATACAGGGCCTGCGTTGTCTAGTTGGTCAAAGTACTGACGCAAGATACCTAGCATCGTATCTATATAGAGGCGGTCATACTCAACTGGCGCGGCTGGTAATCTTGGGGCTATTACACCTTTTGCTGACATACTTATCTCCTACCGTCAGGTCTGACATCAATACGTGGGACACCTAACTGCCACTGCGTACCAAGGTCTGATGAAGAAATCTTGAATGCCATCTGTCTACCCCGAATCCGTACATAGACCTGCTCGGTAAACTGCTGTACGTTGTACGTGGTTGTGCTGACATATGACTGAGCACTATTTACGTCTGGGTTGTCTGATGACCCGTAGTTTGAACCGGGAAAATTGCGTGGTCTTACCGTAAAGTTAACGGAAGGCGCTGCTGCGCTGGAGCCATCAAAAGTGATGTCGGGAATAAGTCTCCAAACAAAACCAAAATTATGACCATCACCAATATCAAAATCCGACGATTGAACATAAGCGTCAATAGCAGTAGGCGTGCTAGTCTCGTTGTTATCTACGGTAGTCTCATGGTATACAACTGCACCGTTGGTGTACACCCCGCCAGAGTTATACCCAATACCTGCTATAGGTTCTGCTCTTAATGGGCTATCCAACCAAGCCGTGCGCGGGCGAACAGTTGTGCCGTTCCAAGTACCGTAGTACCAAGTACGCTCAAGGTGGTTGTATATGACGTAGCGGTCAACTAAACGATTAGGCGAACCCGGTGTGCCCGTGCCGTTTTCACCCGCAGATGTAGTTCCAGTAATAGAGCAGTAGAACCACCATATCTCGTTGTAGCCCTCGTTTGTGCCAGCAAAAAACTGAAACGCTTCTGTCAGGTTAATGTTGTTATAGATGTACTGACGCAAAGCACAGGGGAGGGTTTCTACCCGACCAGAGTACATATAGAACTTATCTGTGCCCATCCAATAGGTGACGTTATTTACAACCACCATTGCGTTGGGGCTGATAATAGAGATGTTGTCAGCTAAGAGTTGGCTACCCCACACATACGGCGCACCAAGGTACTGAAACGAATAGATGGCTGAGTCGGTAAGCACCAAAACCTCTTGCCTAGTCTGAATGGCTGTAATAATTTGAGAACCGTGGCTTAGACGGATACCGCCCGCTTGGTTAGTAATAGCAGGTGTCCATGTAGCCGCAGTGTTTTGGTCTGACCAGCGAATCTGCATCGGGTCTTGGGCTACCGTGGCGTACACCCCTGTCGGGTCGTTTGTACCAAAAGCAAAAGTAAACCGTGAAGCATCAGACACCAACACAAAGTTAGCAACGGATGGGCAAGTTGTGTCAGGTGTAAACGTGCCCGCCTTAGTAACTACGTTAGTCGATGCTTTAATAATCTGCGCTCTGTCATAAACATTAGGGCTTGCGTTATTAGCCCAGTAATACATAGCCGCACCGCGTGGGTTAAGTACTAAATCTTCTCCGTAGTTAGACTGACTCCACAAACGCAGTTGAATGCCGATACCAGTTGTAGCAGGAGAACCCCAGCCCGTTGCAGTTGATGGGTATTGATAGACAGCATCGCCGTTAGTGTGTGCTGCCGCTGTAGTGTTAAATCCACGGATTACAGGCGAGGCAAACGTAGTTCCCGTTGTTGATGGGTAAGAGATACCCTCAGAGCCAATGTAGATTAATCCACTGGCAATAAACCCTGACGTAGAAGTTACAGCAATAGCCGCAGTAGAACTACTATTAATACTTGCAGTCAACGCAGTCGTAGCACTAGGCCCAACCGAGCCGCCCCAGCCACCAGCGCCCCAACCTGTACCAAGCGTAAATGTGGTGTAGCCCGTTGTTAGTTGATAGTTACCTATAACAGAACCGCCACCATTACCTACATCACTACCATTGGCAGCAACAGAAGATGTAATTGTGTATGTGTTGTTACTTGTAACGGTTTTAACCTGATACTCTCTATTTAGTACGGTTGCAGTAATCACACCGCCAAGAGTTACAGCGCCAGTAAAACAAACAAAGTCCGACACCTGCGCTCCGTGTGAGGCGTTAGTAACTATGAGAGTGGTAGAGCCAGATGTTGCGGCAAAAGTGACTGCGCCAGCAGAAGTGGTAACACGCATAGGGGTAACGTCGTTATACGCACCGCCAGAAGAGTTTTGTATGTAGTACTTTAAGTCAGTACCAACTCCAAGTAAGTTGTAGCCTGTTAAGTTAATCCAGTTCCACAGCCCCTTAGCAATACCCCAAAACGATGCGCTAGTAGGTGTAGCGGCTGTCGATGTACCGCCTGATGAAAACGTAGCTGTAGGAACCGTAGTGAAGTAAGCACCGCTATCGACCTGCCAGCCACCAATCTTCTCAGGGTAGCCAGAACGGAAACGAATCTTGTCGCCGTCAAAATAGCCACCCTCGTTGGAGAGAGTAGTACCTTCGCGGTTAACGCCCGGTCTGAACAGTAGTTTTTGTAATGGCATAT